CAGAGAATAACGTAGCGTGTGCAGTAGAGTTCGTAAAATGGTCGGCAGCTATGTCAGCCGTGGTTTTGAAGTAGTTGAATATCTCCGAGACACTCACCTGGGCTTGCGCGGTGAGGCTTGCTACGAGAGATACTGCTATGACTAGTTTCTTCATTCTGTTTCTCCTTATAAGTCGCTCTTGCATCCTTCAAGCATGTTTTTAATCTGGTCGTCGTTCAGTTTTAAAGCGTCCTTGAAGTAACCCATTGCGCTTGTGACCATCGGATCATTTGACATAAGGACAAGAGCCTTGTCGTACATCCTTTGCATTTCGCTATCGCTAGCAATGAAAGCGTCAAACTGATCTCTCACGCCTAAAGCTAGCAGAGCCTTGTCCAGTTTGATCTTCGATATTGCAAACGGTTGCTCGACTACAGGCGAAACGATAGGCATAGGCGCATAGATACAATCGTCTGCAATGCTTGAAAACGCCTCTAGGTGCGCTCCGTATTCAACACGGCTGAATATGCCCATTGCCTGACGCTCTGCCACTGGAAGCGATTGCAGATACAATTCCGCACCGCTTACGTTTGGAAGTGATGTTACTTGCTCGACTTGTCCGTTTGTTAGTTTATACATGGTTTAAAGTCCTTTCTAGCGTCCAAGATGTTTCTTTTCAAGCTCGTTAATTTTGCGAACTTGGATATCAGTAAGCTCAACACTAGGAACGCTGTTTGTAGCACCTGGATATATTGCCTTAATCGCGATAAATGGCGAGAAACGTCCGCTTGTATAATCAGAGTTTGGGCGATATAGGACGTAAGTTCCGAACGAAACGTCTGTATTATTTGCGACTGTTGCGCTTGTCGGATAGTCGAAATACTGAATCGTTGAATACTGATAAACCATTGAAACTCCAAACCAAACATCATTATTGACTGTTGCGCCTGCCGCGCTATAGACTTTTGCTCTTACGTAATAATCTGACGCTGAAACCTCGAAAGGAAGCATTGCAAATACATAAGCATTTGTTATTGTCGCAGTTCCTGTCGTACCTGTTAAAAGCCTATTCCATGCCACGCTGAAGGATGTATTATTTGCCACATTATTTCCGTCACACATTATAGACTTGCGCCAATCGTGTACAGTAGGATAAACCTGCCGTCCTTGAATCGTCACGCCATCGGACGTACTGAAAGCGAACTCATAACGGCCTGTCACGGTGAGGTCTGGCGTTCCGTTAATCCACTCGATGCGACTTTCCCATGCCGTGCTAAGTGCATTTGTCACGGTGTAGTTGATGCGCGATTCCCACTCAACCTTTTCTGTCCCGTTTAAAGTAAGGCCGGACAGATTGTTAGTGAACAGCGTGATAGCGGAAGATGCCGTTACGTCATATACCTTCTTCGCCCTAGTAGGTATGATTGTGACTACGTTAGCCACGGGCGACACAGACGTGACAGGTGTGAACACCATAGCATCAACCTCGCCCTTTGTGTAGTAGTTCGTGTTGTACGAGGGGATGGAGAAGTTAGTCGAGGTAATATGAAAGTCATTGGCAAGTACATTGTTTGTAACGGTCAGGCTGCCTGCTATACTGACGTTGCCTGTGTGGTTTGTGTCTACCTTGCCTGCCAGTGTCGTCTGCAAGTTCGTACCTGCTATCGTCACGCTATCGGCATAGACAGGCATCTGCACGACGGGCATACCGTTCCATGTTGCGCCCCAGCCTGTTGCTGTCGGATTGTCTACATAGATAGTGACTTGGTTGGGGGGAAAACTGATAAATACGTTCGTTGCACCAGTGGGAGCATTCCCAGAGAAGGTGACACTGGTTAGTGCAACGCAATCTCGGAAAGCCTCAATACCTATAGTTTCTAGCTTCGGCAGGTAGATATGAGTCATTCGGTCGCAGAATACAAACGCATAATCTCCTACAGACGTGGCATTGGGAAAGGATAAGTTTGTCATGCTTCCCCCTACAAATGCATCTACTCCGATATTCACCACATTAGGTAAAGACACACTAACTAACTGCACACAATTATAAAATGAGCCTATGTTCTTTATGTTGTTTCCTCCGCTGATAGAGATGATAGGCTTGTTGACAAAAACACTATTTGTAATCGCTGTCACAGGAAGACCATCCAGCATATCTGGGATAACAACCTCATTGGAGCCTGTGTAGTTAGTGATGGTGATCTCTCTACCGTCGCTCGTCCACGTCCAGTTGGTCGAGGAGAGGGGGTTTTGCCATGCGGAGAATGTGAGATTAGTTGCCAACTTTCCAGATTGCATACCGACCGTGATTGTGGTATCTGTTCCGACCTTACCTTCAAGCGTCGTCTGGAGGTTCGTCCCTGCTATCGTCACGCTGTCGCCGGTGAAGCGGCCGGCCGAGACTGTGTTGGTGCCTGCGGTAATGAGACCGGGGGTGTACCAATTCAGGGCTTCAGCCGTGTCGCTGAAGTAGAGCCCGCGGTATGCCCAGTTAAGGGCCGTGATGTTCGAGGCGTCATAGAGGTCCCGGCTGGCCCAGTCTAATGCGACGGTTCCGTTAAAGTCATCCCCGGTGCGGGTGATCAGCGTACGCGCTTCCCAGTCGATTGTCTTTCCATAGTTACCGGAACCCGTGGAGATGAGGTGGTGGCCGACCCAGTCGAGAGAGGCGGAGACGTAGTCTATCAGAGTGCCTGAGCCTATGTCCAGGGCATAAAGCCCGGCCCCGGCGGTGAGCCCGTAGGAGGAGTCGTGCCAGTCCAGCATCAAAGTCCCGTTGGGGGCGTATAACTTGCGCCCGTCCGGATCTACGGAGGCTGCGGAGTCTGCGGAGGTGAGGACGTTCGTGCCGAGGTTGACGGCCGTCGTGGCGCCGGTGTAGGGGACGAGGTTCGTGTGCGCCAGGATGTTCGTATTGTGGACGTTGATGAGGCCGAGCGTGGTGTTCGTGGAGTTAATAATGGCGGCCCAGAGGCCGTTCGTAAAGGAGAGCAGGGCGGTGCGGTTGGTGACGGCCGCGATGACGGTGTCGACGCGCGTGACGCCGATCTGGGAACCTGCCTCGAGGGAGGTGTAGTACGGGTTCCCGCCGGAGGTGGCGTCGCCGGCGAAGAAGCCCGGGAAGTATGCCGTCGAGGTCTGGTTCGAGAGCACGCCGGCCGCCGGGGTTACGACGGCGCTGAGGAGGAGGGCCTCGTTACCCGATGCGTAGTACCCCTGGGTCATCGTGCCGGGGGTGCTGTAGTAGTAGGCGCCAGAGTACAGGCGGCGCCACGCGACAGTTACCCGCGAGGTAACATTGTCCAGATACTGCGCGGAGGAGACGAACGCCAGTTCGGTGTCATCGACTGGGGTGGAAGCCGGGAAGACAGCGCCGGTGTTCGGCGGTACGTAGCAGAAAATAGCGTTCGTGGCGCCTGTTACGGCATTCGTGGTGAATGCAGGGACCAGTGTCGACCCCGCTACGGGTTGGTGGTCGGTGTCGTAGCCTATGCCGGCGGTGACGGAGAGAGGCGCCGTCGACCAGGCATACCACTGGTAGTTGGTGTAGGGGGCCGTGACGCTGACTTGGTAGACGACGTTGGATGTATATTCCAGCCAGGAGTAAACCGGGTTGTAGTGGTCCACCAGACGGGCGGTCATCGCCGCGTTGTTGGTGTCCGTCAGGCCGTTGAAGAGTGCGAAGGCGTAGGCGCGGTCCAGGGCGTCCTGCGAGTCGACGTAGGCTGTCCCGGGCAGCGCCGTGACGTACCCCTGCAGGGTGGTGATCGAGTTGAGGTTTGAAAGGGCCTGCGCATAGGCGGCGTCCCAGGTCGGGCGCAGCTGTTCGAGGACGTTTAGCCTGGAGTTATTGGTGGCGGCCATATTATAGGCGGCCGTCCAGGAAGGCGAGAGCCCGTCTATGACGCCGAGGCGGGCGGAGTTGGTCTGCGCGATCGCAAGGGCCGAATCCCAGTCCGCCGTGCGTCCGTTAAGGATGGCGATGGCGTTATTGTTCGTAAGTCCCATGGCGTAAGCCGCGTCCCATAGGGGCGATGAGGCCCGAAGGGCCGCGATTAAGGAGGCATTCGTCTCGGAAAGGGCCAGCGCCTGCGCCCAGGAGGCCGAAAGACCCTGCAAAGCCGCGATCGCGTTGCCGTTCGTGAGGCCCATCTGGTAGGCCGCGTCCCAGAACGGGACGGAAGCCACGAGGGAGGCGAGCGAGGCGGTGTTGGTGACCCCGGCTTCATAGGCCTGGGTGATTAAGTTGGTGAGGGCTTCAAGGGAGGTGACCCTCGGGCCGAGGGCGACGCCCACTGCCGCGGTAGACGCCGCCGCGGAGGCGGTGAGGGAGGCGTTCGAGAGGGTCGTGAAGCCGAAAGGGTCGGCCCGGGACCACATCGGCTGCTCATAGGGGACCCCTTCGAGTACGACGAGGCGATTCGTGGGGATCTGCGCGACGGCGGGGAGGGCTGCGAGCAGTAAAGTCGTGAAGAAGGTGCGGATGCGCATGGCGGGTCCTCCGTAATTATGGGGTGGGGGCGGAAGCCGAGAGCAGGGCTGCCAGGAGCGCGGCGAACCGTGCCTCCCGTGCGTAGGCGTCGTTCGTCGGCATAGCGGAAATAGGGGTCAGCAGGGCGTACAGGGTGGCCTTCGGGATGTAGTCACGCGGGAGAACCGTGGCGCCGGCGTTGGAGTAGTGCGGATTCGAGAAGAACCGCAGGGTGCAGTCCATGAATATGCGTCCGTCTACCATTGAGGCCATCGCACGCACGTCAGCGTAGTCCATAGACTCCAAGGTAGCGGCGAGTGCCTGCGCTGCGGGGGTGTTCAGGGTGATATTCTGATACGCACGGTCCGAAGTGCCGGGGATCCAGGCGAAAACGGAGTCCTGGGCGACGGGGGCGGCGAGCGCGTTACCTTCGGAGTCGTAGATACCGAAGAGGATCTCGGCGGGTTCGACTATTCCGGGAGGTGTGGCGAGCACGACTGTGATAGCGTCGCCGAAATGGAGTGACGCAGTGCCGTCCGGGACGCATGACATGGAGTCACGCCCGCAACGAAGGGTTAAAGTGGAAAATCCATCGGAGTCGTAGGCGTTCATAGTGCATACAATAGTAGCACGGATTGACGGCGTGTGCAACAGCAAATTACAGAGAAATTCTACCGGGTGCCGGTAAGTGTTTTCCTCTGCGTGAGCCGTGGCTGGCGTTCGTTGACTGGGAGACCTCCGGACATCGGGTCGCGGGCCAGGAGGGACTCGTCGTAACGGCAGACCTTTACAAATACCTGGAACCCTTTGGTGGGCTTACGGTCTGTGATGACGAAACCGGCGTCCTGCTCAGTGGAACAGACGGCGGGGTCTTTCTCGAATACACGGGCGGCACGGAGGTACGCACGAGCCAGCGTGACGTCAGTGGCGGGGGTGTAGCGGATGCGTTTCGTTTTGGTAGTGGTCTTTTTCATGATAGCTCCTGTTGTTAATGGGAGAGATCTTAGCACTGCTGGCGGATTATGTCAATAGGGGGCCCCCTTTCGGGAGGGGGCCCGCCCCGGGTGGGGGCCTTATATACTACTTGATGGGGGTCGATTGGCATTTCGCTGGAAAGCTCGCACGTGCGTGGATTAGAGCATGCGCTGTGCAGCTGGGTGGAGGCGAGACCGATCAGTGTCGCGTGTGACTCGTAACTCCCCACCCGCTCCAAACAAATTCATCTGTGGATACACAGAGTCCACCTGCGAGAGCAGCCAGGCAAGTGCCTGTGTCTGCATCGAGCAAGCATGCCAGTCTGGCTGGGGCTAGCTAGGTATGACACAACAACGCTACTGTGGGCAGAGACAGCCTGGATAGACAGGCAAGGAGACTACCATGACGACAGACACAACAATTAAGACAATCGACGCAGTGACATTCGTGAGCTGCAAGGTACTCAGCGTCCCGACAACTGGCTGGCTTGCCAAGGCTCTAGCTGGTGAGGCGATCGAGTACAGCATCATCATCGACGGCCTCGCCGATGTGATGGCGGGGGAGAAGATCACGCGCGCCCAGGCTAAGGTACGCATCGCGGGTAAGCGCCGCAGTTCGCTGAATGGCGCGCTCAAGAGCTGGGACTATGTCATCAAGTCGGGGTTCAACGACGTCACCAACCTCGCTGAAGGCGTCACGCCTCACACGGCCATACACGCCTCTGACGCGACAGCTGATGTCTCCAACGACACGCTGCTGCTCGGCGCCGTGCTGAAGGGCGAGTTCAAGCCCGGCAAGCGTGTGATGATCACCAACCTCGACGTCGCTGAAACCGAGACGTTCATGCGCAAGAAAGGCGAAGAGGGCTTCCGTCTGATCCTGGCGCGCAGCAAGACGCTGTCCTCGGAGATCTTCGTGGTCGACGCCCCCGTCGTGACGTTGAAAGCGTCTGACATCGGCCTCAATGACGAGGAAGTCTAACAACTGATCGCGCCCCCGGGTAACCGGGGGCGCGCACTGAGGAGGTGTTATGGACATCAAAGAATTTATCAAGATACAATGCGGCGGATGCACATGCCGCAACCCCGGTAGCGAGGTATGCTGGTTCATGTGCGGCGCGGACGGCAACGTCTGCAGATACTCATGCTTCCTGGAAAACGGGGAGACGACAGTGACGATAACAGAGGAGGGAGAACTTCTATGCACATCAAAGATCTAGCGGACGCCTTCCAGGCTAAGGCCCAGGCGCACTGGGGCAAGGATCAACCGGATCTCGCAGGTAAGGCGCGGTCTATCGCGGTACTGCTACTCGACTACGATAACGCAGTGACGGCGCAGGAGAATATGGATGAGTACATGAAGCAAGTGCCGCACAGGCCCTGCTAACATGAATAGGAGGCCCGCAAGGGCTTCCTATTTAGAGCCCGACCGATTCGCCGCCGGGGCGGCACTGGGACGACATACCCGGGTGGGTCAGTTCATAGCCAAGGCATGCGACCGGTTTCAGTGCCCGCCCGCCCTCCCATCCTCGACCCCGGTACCCGGGGAAACAAATACAACTGAGTAAGTAGGTGACGAGTGTCACCCAACTGCTAACTATTACGAACATATCGCGATACCAAGCGTACCGCAGAAAAGGATACACACAACATGAAAGCAAAATCAATCTCAATCGACTTCCCCCGCGTCGAATCCGTGCCGGAGCAGAACTGGCGCGACAAGATTAAGGCGGGTGAGCTGCCGAACTACAGCTTCAGCGTCTCGGGGCAGTCCCTCGTCACGCTCGAGGATGGTTCGTGCACGCGGCTGGACGTCCAGTTCCGCATCAAGGGCATCAAGCGGACCAACTCGCTTAACGGCCTGCTGGACAAGACCAGCTGGAAGTTCCAGCCCCCGCGCAGCGCGACGCTGGCGAAGGCCGCGACGAAATCCGTCGTGCGTGACGGCGGCAAGGTCGTGGAAGAATTCGACCTCGCCGATGACGGCAAGTTCAAGTTCGACGAAGCGGGCTTGAACTACGACGACGCCTGCCTCGGACTGCCCCTGCTGGGCTATCACGTCCAGGGCAAGACGCTCGTCCTTGAAGGCGCAGCGTACGAGGCCAAGAAGGTCCCCACGCGCGACGGCTCGCAGAAAATCATCCTCGAGGTCTCGTCCGTCGACGGCCTGCAGGTGATTGACACCCCCGTCATCAGCGGCTCGATCGTCGCCGACGAGGACGAAGCCGAAATCACGGGCGTGGTCGCCGCGGCGGCTCGCAAGGGCAAGGCCGTGCCGGCCACCCTCGAGATCAAGTAACGCAGCACACCGCAACAGCGGTGCCCCCTTACCTCGCACGTAAGGGGGCACCGTACCAACCGAGGCAATGCTATGTCACGTCATACCATCTCCATGGGCGGTGTAGTCCTTACACGCGCCGAAGCGATCGTCCCAATCGACCGCTCAGCCATCAAGTAGCACGACGGCACGCACGGTACCCCAGTACCGTGCGTGCCCCCTTTTACAGCCCGACCCGTAGGGCCCCCAGTCACCGCGGCACGTACGATACGTACGGCACAACCTTTAAAACAAAACCATACGTCACGAGGGGCACGAGGGTGCCGCACGAGCCGTGGACGGAGGGTGACGCGGAGCGCAGGGATACGGGGGTCACGTACGAGCCGTGATTGAAGACGGACGCGGAGCGCCCCGTGACAAAATGTCACACCTTACAATTTTTACTAATAGGCCAAAAATATAGCTAATCGATATTTGGATATCGATAAAACGATATCGATATCCAAATATCGATTAACTTCCTTAAGATTTTTAATTTATGTACTTTCCCTGCAAATCATGTACTTTGTATGTACTTTCAGATTTGCTATAAACTCTTTAATAATAATTACTTATATAGTTCTATGTACTTATGTAGTAAATTCTATATTGGTTATGTAAATTTAAAAAAGGCCTATTTTGAGCTATATATGTATGTATATGTGTATTGTAGAACTTATAGTTCAGACTACATAAGTACATAGACCCCCGCAAGTGCCTCTCCCAGAAGGACTTATGGCTGATTTGAAAGTACATAGAAAGTACATGAGGTACATTGGCCCTTTTTAGGGCTCTTACGGCACTTTCGGCACCCTCGCCACCCCCGTGCCGCTCGCCACCCAGCCACCCCGAGGGGCTCCCCCGACACCCCCGAGTATCTGATACCGTGACAATTTGTCACACCCCCTTTTGACCCTGAAACGCAGGCCTATCCCGCGCCCCGCGCCCTGCGTCCGACCCCCTTTACCGACCCCTCTTAGGAGGCTCATCATGAAAGGATACGACTATGCTAATCAAAATGCCAGACGACTCGTGGCTCGACCCACGAGCCGTGAAAGCTATATACCACAACACCGACGAAAAGGTTGTATACGCCCACGTCGGCCCATCTGAAGAAATTCCGTTCTTCCCACCCCACTGCAAGAAGTTTGAAAACTCCCCAGAGCCCACGCTCCAGGAACTCTCGGACACGATCGTAACACTCATCAACAACGAACTCGGGAGACGAGTATAACTGAGGAGACCATGAAAATAACGACAAAAGAATGGTTTGAAACCTTCCCGGAGCCCTGGCGCACCCAGGCCCTCGCAAACCTGCGGGACAACCCGTTCGATGCGGACTCGGGAGGCCGCCTGCACGAAACCCCCGCCGGAGCGTTGGATAACGCCTTCGACTGGGCCGAAACCACCGAAGACGATGACTACTGGGCCGAGATCCACAACGGCCTGCTGGAAGATCCGGAGTATCTGCACCGCAAAGCCGCAGCCGAGCAAGGCAAAGCCGATACAATGCACGGTACAGTGCACGGTACAGTGCACGGTATCCCTCCGGTCATGCTCAAAGTGGCCCCCGACGGAGAGCGGAGGTCGAACTACGACTGGCTGATGACACTGCCCGAGCCTCACAGGTCCCGCGTCTTTCGCGAGACCGACAAGCAAGGGCGTACCGAGGAGCTCAAAGAGTCCGTGAGTCCCTCGCTCGGGCAGGCCCTCATGGGTTGCTGCGCCTGGCCGGACGTCGGATTCGCTTACTGGGACCGGCTGCAGCAGCACTGCGCCAACTCCCCGGGCGAGCCGATACCGCCGTCGATCAGCCTCCTCTATAAAGGAAAGGACGATACGTCTATGGAAATGAAGGTACGCGACTGGTTCGGCATGCTGCCTATGCCGATCTATGACTACGCGATAAACGCATCGCGCGAGTCTCATAACGGCGACGCGGGGCTCGAACGTGACGCCGGCTCCCTCGGGCTCGCGCTTGACGCCGGTATCAACTGGGGCGGCACGGATGAGGGACGGGATTACTGGGAGTTCCTCAGCACCAAGCTGGATGACAACCCGGAGCTCATCCACGACGAGGAATTCCTCGACGAGGCCGAAAGCCTGCGGGAAAACAGGGGTCAACGAACGCTGGACGGATGGCTGAAGTCCATGCCGGAACCCTATCGCTCGGCCGCATACACGGCCGTCACCGACCAGGGTAAGCGCGACCGCCTCCATGGCAACAACTATGGCAACCTCGCAGACGCCCTTACTGGCGGCTTCAGCTGGGGGACAGCGGAAATCATGCCCGGCGTCGTAGTCCGGGACTGGTCGGGGATCGTAGGACGGGTTCGTAAGAACCCGAAGTATCTGGATGACCTGGTAGCCGGCGTGCTCGCAGAGAGAGCACCGGCAGGCGCGCCGAAAGGAACCTCCGCTAAGAAGGTCCTCACCGGCGACCACACCATGGAACAATGGCTCGACGCCATGGTTCCGGAGCCTTTCCGTTCCATCATCAAGGCGGAGAACATCCGCCAGAAGATGAACGAAAAGCTACGGCATTCGTACTACCGGCTGTGCGACGCCTTTTCAGGCGCGTTCTGCTGGACAGAAACGCCGCAGGGCGACGCCTACTGGCGTACGATCCACACCAAGCTCAAAGATAACCCCTCATACCTGCTCGAAAATGCCGAAAAGTATCCGGCCGCGCAGGAAACCGTATCACCCACCATGGCCGCAGTGGCCGCAACAGAAAAGGAAGACACAATGAGAAACGCAAAGTATTCGATTCAGAAATTGATCAGCAAGGCCAAAACCGAACTGGCTAACAACCAGAAGGCGCTCGAACTCCGTGCGAAGGCCGAGAAGGAATTCGCCGAGTTCGCGAAGCTGGTCGAGGAACGCCGCACGGCGGACCGCAAGACGGCGGCGCCCGACGGCACCTACGTGCAGACGTTATGCACGGCACCCGTGCTGGCTAAGGACCTGCAGAAGGCCCTCCCCGAAGGCGCGAAGGTCCGCGACTCGCATAGCGTCTGCGTATACGTCAAGGTCCCGCGCGTGACGGACTACACCGCGCGCCTGAAGGCCGCGATCACGGATCTCGGAATGGTCTCCACCGAGGAGATCGAGTACAACGAGATCGTCGAGTTCCTGTTGCAGGACTTCTCCTGCTACAACGGCGCGACGCAAGATGACAAGACCGTCGGAATCATCTAAGATTCCCCGGCACCCGCCCTCGCCACTGCCCCGCAAGGGGTACGCGCGGGCAATCCCACTTTCTAATGCCGGCCGAAGAAGTACATTGACGGATAAGCTCTTTCGGGGGCCCCGTGCGTGGCTTGTTGAGGCCGGCTCCACTGACTTACGGGTACGACACCGGCATTCTCTCCCTTATGGGAGGGGTATAAGCTCTCCTCGTTTTATCTGGCGAAACGCCAGACATACCCACCACTTTCCTACCGTAGCGTGACCTCTGCGTTTACCTGATCGAGTCGATTACGACCGGCGCAAGAGGGTTTAAAAACCACCAGGGTATTGGCTGGGGTGGGTGCAAATCCCGCCAGCTACAGTAGGAATTCATTTCATGCCCGAACCCACATAATGGGGGCTCCGGGCAGCTGGCAGGAGAGGAACCTATACGGCGTTGCCGGTAGGATCTCTTGGCCAGTCCGCAGCTCTCGGCAGTAATGCGCCGAACTCGCGGGAGCCCCCGCCCTTTTCTCATTTTAACGGTGATAGGTACGGTACTTGGAATAGGCGCTTAACCCATGACGAAAAACATGGCAATAGCGAAAACCTTAGTATTAAACGACGGCCAGGGAGTATCCGCTGTCGCGCCGTAGCCTGCAGCGCGTCCTTGCCTGCTGGGTCAGTTGAAGTCTGACATCACCGACCATTTTCGATTTTAACGGTGACTAGACACTACAATGAGCCGGCGATATCCGGCCATTCGTGGGAGTCGTACGAGTAAGACCTGTTCCGGGTAACCGGCGCGCCCCTGCTCAAGTACTGGAGTGAGTGAAATCCTCACGGTCACCGGCCATCTTAACCTCTCGGCGTAGAGAAAGACCTCGATGTTTTGACCGTCAGTTCAAGTCTAGTAGCCTGTATACGGGTGGACGGCGAGGTTACTGACGCGAGCATTGTAAGATCTCACCTGAGCCTCATATCTCGGGGAGAGTGCGGGTATCGAACCCCGCCGCCGATACCACCTTTGTCCCCTCCTGGGAGACCCAGTGCCCGAACGCCGAAAGGCCTAGTTGACACGGCCATACTACAGGAGGGGCTCCATTTTTCAACAACACTCTTAGGAGGATAACTTATGGACTACATTGACGGCTCCGGCTACGGCTACGGCTCCGGCTACGGCTACGGCTCCGGATCCGGCTACGGCGACGGCTCCGGCTCCGGCTCCGGCAACGGCTCCGGCTACGGCTCCGGCAACGGCTCCGGCTCCGGCTCCTGCTCCGGCTCCTGCTCCGGCTACGGCGACGGCTACGGCGACGGCTACGGCTCCGGCGACGGCGACGGCTACGGCGACGGCTACGGCTACGGCTCCGGCTACGGCTCCGGCAACGGAATCTGCTTAGGGGGATAACTTATGGACTACATTGACGGCTCCGGCAACGGCTCCGGCTACGGCTACGGCTCCGGCAACGGCTCCGGCAACGGCTCCGGCTCCGGCGACGGCGACGGCGACGGCTACGGCTCCAGCAACGGCTCCGGCGACGGCTCCGGCGACGGCTCCGGCTACGGCGTTTGTGTTTAGAAAGGATAAAGATGAAAATCTACAGAGACGGGCTCGAAGAAACAATCGATGCCACAGGAATCAAAACGTCTGCGACACGCGAAGGCCATGTCGTGGAATCATACAGTGTAAACGGGAAACCGAAATTCTTCGTCACGTTGAACAGCACGTACTTCTGCGCCCACGGCACCACCGTGGCGGAAGCGATCACTGACGCATTGTGGAAAGACCCATCGAAACGACCTTCCATCGACACGCTAGTCAAGGAAATCCAAACGGCTGGTAAGACACGGAAAATCGCGCTTAACGAGTTCCGCATCTTGACCGGAGCATGCAAAGAAGGGTGTCGAGTGGCGCTCGAACGCGCAAAATGCGATGGCAATCCCATGACTGCCTTCGACATCCGTGACAAAGTAAGCAAGGATTGGGGTAACAAACTACTCCAAATACTAGGCTGGACTTAAAGGAGGCTATATGGACCACATTGACGGCTCCGGCAACGGCTCCGGCAACGGCTCCAGCTACGGCGACGGCTACGGCTACGGCTCCGGCGACGGCTCCGGCGAAGGCTACGGCTACGGCGACGGCGACGGCTCCGGCCCCGGCTACGGCTCCGGCTACGGCGTTTGTAAATAAACCAACTAACGAATTCACCAATAAGGAAAACGACCATGAAGAAACCAACGACCAAGAAAGCACTGACAACCCCTTCTGCAAACACCACTAACCCGCTCATCGGCAAGCCGGTGATCGTCCGCGCTAACGTGGCCGGTGTGCATTGCGGCATCCTCACCCACCTGGACACGGCGACCCAGACCGCCACCCTCACGGACGCCTATCGCCTGTGGCGCGTGTATACCCGTGACAAAAGCGGTTCGGTCTCTGACATCGCGGCCAACGGCCTACAGTCTGGTAAGGAGCACAGCATCGGCGCAAAGCTGAAGACCGTGTTGATCATCAATCCGCAAGGACTTGAGATCGCTGAAGCCACGGCTGAAGCCTACAAGTCAATCGCGGCCAAAGCGGCCAGCTAAGACCCTCCCGCGCCCCGTCACGTACGGGGCCGGGTTCCCGTATTCACATGAGTACGGGAACCCGTCTTTACGGAGGTTCGCTATGCATAAATGAATTAATCACACGCCCCGGGCGTATACCCGGGTTTCTTTTTTAAGGAGACTACTATGGATAAAACAACTAGCTGGCAGAACACACCGGGGCCTTGGCGGGTCGTATCTGCAGCAATGCTAATGGACGACGGTCTTATCATTACTGGTGTCCGTCACTTCTCCCCGGACATGCGCGCAACTATGGCGCGGGTTTACGGGCGGGGACTGAAACTATTCGGCTACTGGATACGCAAACCATACCACCTACGAGTAAAAGAACAAGGGTTTATCGACACCCGAGGCAACTTCCTTTCACGAAAGGACGCCTGGATAAGAGCCGACATCAACGGACAGATCAGAATCTACCACCCGACCGAAGAAAAAAGCTTCCCGCAACCCGCTAATACCGGAACCCGGGACATCCTGTTTTCTGAGAACCTTTATTAGGAGACCGCCATGACACAACCGATAATAGTCTGCACGCTGCCACGCCACGAACGGCACACAGCCTTACTCGCGACCCTGGCCGCGGCTGATCTGCCCCGCACTGATCTGTGGCGAATATCGGAGTAACTTCCTGGACTGAACAATCTTAACGGCGAGAAGAAGCACTCATCCTGTACTCGTAGAGCGAGGAGTTCGTGCTTGCATTGGCCTGCAGTGAGTAATCGTGCAGTCCCGGGCGGGGTTCAATACCCGCCTCGCCGACCGTTTCACAAAAAAGGAGATCAAAAATGAACATCAATGACTATATCGAGAAGAACCATATGCCCGGAGCCCTCACCATGACGGCGAAGGTACGCTGCAAGGACGGCTTCACTGTCTCCGTGCAGGCCTCGAAGTTCCACTACTGCACCCCGCGCGAGGATCGGGGACCGTATTCCCATGTGGAACTCGGCTTCCCCTCGGCGGAACCGCCGCCTTATGTCCTGGCCTACGCCGAAAACCAGGAGATTCCGACCGGGACCGTCTACGGCTACGTCCCCGTGGAACTCGTCGAACAGATGATCGAGGAGCATGGCGGCCTGGCGTAAAAACAAATTAACCTGACTTTACACGAATTGAAGCGCCTGCCCCCGGACCGCCTCCCTCGACGATGCTAAACGCATGCGGTCGTCGAGGTACACCAAGCGGACGGGGGGCGGCGTGGATACTACAGCAAAGGAACCCTTTCCAGCGAACGTAGCAATACGAACGGGAAAAGGCTCGTAGATACCCGCTGACTCTACGAGATCGGGGGCGGATCGACCGCCGGGAAGGCTGCACCGACCGACCATATACAGGAAAGCAGCCCGCTCTTCGTTTTAAGGAGTACTATGACAAAAGAAGAATTCAAAAAGCGCTGGGAATCCGGCGACGACGGCGGAGGAATCAACTTCGACGATATCGCCGATTGCGCCAAAGCCTGGGGAGTCGATCACACACCCCGGATACATGATATTAATAACGTACGCTACGCCGTGCTCAAAGCTGCCAACGTAGTTGACGCCGAAGACTTCAACCCCCGTTCATGTGGCGGGGATGCCGACGATTAACCTTTTCCGGAAAGGAGCGATATGACGAACCTAGTTCTTATGTTGCTCCTTTCATGGAGCCAACCGATTTTTAACGAGGACCATGTGCAGACGACACCTGAAGTAACCGTCTGCATACATGTGCCGATCGAGGTGGTAACGAGCCCCGGTACGGCATGTAAAAGTAGCGACGCAAATAAACGAAACCGCGTCGCGCTTAACACACCAACCGATCCACGCTGCGTACGGTACGACAAAGCCCGAACGCGTGCACCGATGGATCCTTATCTACAGGCTGAGCATCCGTCGAAACTGCTCATACCTCGTTAACCGCGCCCGGAAACCCCGGGCCGGCGTTCCGCCGTCTCCCCTTTTCCGGCAATGATACCGCACGCACGCCTTCAGTGGCAACCCCGCGGCGAGCCAGATAAGGAGACGGCGGAACGCCGAGTAGCACAAGCACAGCCATACTTAGAGCGCGCACGCGAAAGGCACCGCTCTCACAACGAAAGGAACAAGACCATGACAATAGCAGAATGGTTATCAACCATTCCATCCGCGTGGAAACGCCGGATCGAGGAACGGATGAAAGAACAGGGTAAGACCAGCCGTCTTTCCCAGTCCACATCCACTCTAGCCCAGGCCATCAGCGACGCCATGCTCTGGCGTGAAACCGCTGAAGGAGATAAATACTGGCGCGACATCGAAGAGGAGGTATCCAAAGATCCGGACTATCTCCACTCGATCTCGCCTCAGGAGCTCCCGGAAAAAAGCCCGGAAGCGGCGCGGCAAGAGCCTCTCACGCTTAGTGAGTGGTTCCGCAGCAAGATCCCTTTCCGCTGGCACGACCATATCGTCGCGGAGGTAAAGCGCCAGGGCAAAACCTGCGGGCTCGAGGAAAAGCGGAGCACGCTGGCGGAAGCCGTCGACTGTGCCTTCACCTGGGCGGAAACGCCCGAAGGGCATGATTACTGGTCGGATCTGAAACAGCAGCTCCGGAAGAACGAGCGCCTGCTGGATACATTCAACCCGGGCGAGACAATCCCCGGAACCTCACGGATGCCGAAGAACGCTATGGCGAAACCCGCTGAAGCCTCCGGCCAGACAGGCTGGATATTCGTTACCGATGGCTCCCTGCTGCACGCAGGCCAGAGGATCCGTTATTGCAAACCCGGAACAAAAGACAAGAGAGTCTCAGGACGCGGATATGCGGAGACCCGCACGGTCAAGTGTCTCGACGGCGACGGCGTCCATACCTCCGGCGGAACGACTATCTTCGGCCCGCGTGCCGAAGGCGCCTGGGAAGTGGAAGCATATTTCGAGACCGTTCCGAGTGGAACGAGTCTCCCGACCCCATCAACAACGACCACAGAAAAGAAAGACCCGACAGATATGAAGAACATCAAGTACACAGCCGAGAAACTCCTCGCCATCGCACGCGCGGAGCTGAAGAAGAACCAGGAAGCGATCGCCGTCCGCAACGCCGAGCGCGAAACCCGCAAGGCCCTGATTGCCGACATGCAGAAGCTGATTGATAGCAGCGATATCAAGACCGGCCTCTACAAGGTCTCGGCGATCAGCCTGTCCGCCACGGTACCGGATCCCCGCGATCTGACCGAGCGCCTGACCAAGATCGTCAAGGCTCTCGAGATCTGCGGTTCCGCGGAAATCGATTGGAACGACGATGTGGAACTCCTGCTGACTGACATCAGCAAGTATCACAGCGCCAAGACCGGCGACTCCTTCACGGTTTACCTCAAGGAAGAGTCCGAAGGCTAAACCCAATACGGCACCCCCGTCACTTCCGCCTCGCGGGAACCGGGGCGTGCCGTTATTTTTTAATCGGAGGACCTATGGAGAAGACGAAACCGAAGATCATAGCTTACGAGATCACGACCGCAGGAGGCGGAGGTATGGTACACAAGAAGTGCCTGCACCCCTACCAGAAGCCGCATCGCGACGCGATGACGGAGGCTAAGACGAACTGCTGTCCGCCGAACTATCCGGCTGTGCAGGCCGCCTGGCTCGCCGGGCATCCGTCACTTCCGCGACCCTGCTGCCACTGCGGCGAGTATATCGCCAGGGAGGTCTAATGGAAACGCCCGCTGACGACAAGACTCAACCGCATAAGGTGGTGACCCGCGACGGCGCCACCCACGTCCAGACCGCTCCGACCAAGGAACGGCGCAGCCGGAGGGATTGCGACCGCTGCTCGCTCGACAATGACTACGAGGGATGCCTGCAGGCGAAATGCCGGAACAGCATCTACCGTAAACTTTAACGAAAGGACCTATGCAAAAGTATCATAAAGGCGACCACGTCAGAATCGCCGCCGACCTCGGCGGAAGTATGAGTCACTTTCCGAAGGACTGTGAGGCCATCGTAATCGGCTCTTACGCGGATCAATATGGTGGAGGGGGCCGGGTGGACCCTACCTACACCCTGTACATTAAGGGACTTGGCCGGCACTCCTGGTATTATGAAAGCCAGCTAACACTGATCGCCATCCGCCAGATTGAGCTGCTCGAGCAATGGGTGGCGGAGAAGCAGAAGGTGGAGGACCAGCAGTCCGACCTCGACTGGATCTTCGCTAATGGAAAGACCGTACTGGAAAGCGCATCGGGCGCGACAGTCGGCGCCCTGGCGAAGTGTCTCGGAGTGACGAATCTATGGGGCCCCCGCGGAGAGGGCTTCACATACTATACGAACTCGCGGCGCGTAATGAACATCGCCGAGCGGTACTTACGCACCGGCGATAAAGAAGGTTGGCTGAAGCTCTGCGAAGACGTAAAAGCCCAAAAGGAGAAGCATGGACATACAAGCAAAGAATGATTCGTCGGAACCCGCATACCCGCTCTCCTACTCAGCTGGCGACGGGATGTATACAGGCCTGACCAAACGCCAGAAAATCGCCGCAATGATCCTGGCCGGCATGTACGGTGACCCGAACCGTATAGGAACTGTCCGCGGATATGCAAGGAAGGCGGTGGAAACTGCCGACACGCTGCTCCATACCCTCGCCACAATTGAACCCGGGGAACTCGGGCCAAAGGAGGAACATGGACAAGTTTAATGTGACCATCTCGAGCGACGGCCCTAACGGCAAATCGTCACTCATGAAACTCATAGCCGAAGCGATACAGATATTCGGCTACGATGTCACCTGTAAAGAGAACGGCGAAGTCGTCGGCCATAAGGACGGCGGAATGTTCTCCAACGGCAAGGCCGTGGAGATTAACGTAATTCAATAAAGGAAAACTATGAGTGAAACACCGATAGCCGCGAAAGGAGAGAAGAACGCGACGATCATTGAGATCAACCGGGCGTGGGAGACCTTCTCATCCCTAATAGGGGATCTGAAGAATAAAATCCGGGAGATCGGATCCGTCGTAGCCTGGCTTCTGGACAATGATCCGGGGGCCCGCGAGATGTTCCGCCGGCTGGGGCTTGATCGGTTCACCGTCAACAGATTCGCTAAGGTCGGAAGGGGTACGCTCCTTCCGGAGCTTGCCTGTAACTACGGTGGACTTTTCGACAAATTCCCGACCGATCAACAGAAGAAGGTACTTCACGAAAAAGTGGAAGCCGTCATACGGGAGGCGAACGGCACATACGCCACCATAATGGTCGACGTACTGGACGCGGACCCCACACTCCTGATGCGGGTCCTTGCAAGTGACCACATACGCACTCCTTCGGAGCAGAGGCAGTATATCGAAAGGTGTACAAAGGCCATACCTATGGCTGCGACAGCGGGAAGTACGCAGGAGACCTGGCGGGTATTAAGAGGCGGGAAACTGGAAGTAGCCGGCCCCTGCGTCTTCACGAGGTCGCAGCTGCTCTCCATACTGAAGTCGATGGACTAGAAATACGGAGGAACCTATGGAAACACCGGAGGAAAAGAAAGCGCGAGGTAGGAAATACTATGCGCGGAACGCAGAACGCATACGCGCACGGGTCCGGCAGTGGACTGAGGAGAACCGCGAGAAAAAACGATTGTATGATAAAAAGTACGCCGAAGAAAACAAAAAGCACATAACGGAGGTGCGCAGGAAATACCGGGAACGGAATCACGAACGGATCCTAGAGAGGGGGCGCATCTGGCGAGAGAAGAACAAAGAAACGCTCCGTCGTAAGAAGAAAGAATACGCGAAGAGGAAAAAGGCGCTGGGTATCACGCGGAATCGCGAGAAGGATCTCGCGCGGTTGCGGATGATCTCCGCGAAAAACGGGGCCAACAGGATAAACATGGCCATTAGGACCTTAACGTCCCTAGAAAACCAGACCCCAGAGCAGCGGGCCAAGATGATCAGAACCGCGGCGGAAGCACGCGTAAAGAAGGCGGAGAAAGAACGTATACGCTGTCGGGAAAAGGCACGCGAATACGCCCGCAAATATCCAGAACGGGTAAAAGAAAGTCGTAAAAAGCACTATGCGGAGCATAAAGCGAAGCAAGCCGCCCGGAAAAAAGCGGAATACCGCGCCATGACAGAGGAACAGAGGGCCAAGCTCCGGGCTAAGAAGCTGGAATGGTCGCGCAAAAACAGAATACGGTTATCGGAGAAGGCCCGCCGGTACCACTACGAAAGACGCGGACTCCCGGTTCCGCCTAAGAGAGTGGTAAATCCGAATTCAAGGAACGCGATCGCCCAGAGAAAATATAAGGCGAAGAAGAAAGCGTTACCGAACACCACTTCGGACTAACAAAAAACAAACTAACCCGAGGGACGTCAACCTCGGGAGTCCCTGTCCGTGACTTATCCGTCACGCTGATGACGGCCTATGGAGGGCCGAAACAGGAATTAGCTTGCGCTGAGAAGCGCATAACCTCACGAAGGGAACAACAGTATGATCAAGATCGAGAAAAAGTTACTCGCCAACTTTAAGAAGGCGGCTGTCGCGTTAGTGGCCCCGGGCCCCCGGGCTCATATCACGAAGATATTCTTTGTAATCCCCGGCGTTCCGGGTGAAATCGAGGCGTGGGTCGGGAGCTTCCTCTCCTTCGCTCACCATCAGGATGGAAAAGAATCGAAGCGTCTACGCTTGAAAGATGGTGTGCGCTATGATAATCTCTCGCAATGGTTAAAGGAAACCGCCGCGAGGGAGATCTAAATATGACTAAGAAGGAAAAGCGTCGCATCCAATTAGGGGTTCAAAAACGTGAACTCGAAAAAGGATTGCGATCGCTCCCGAAGCGCCGTCTCCGCCGCGTCATAACCGACGAACAGCGGGAGGAGCGGCGCATACGTTCCGAACAAACCCGGCTTGACCGGCTGATGGAGCGTATCAGATTTCGTGAAATGCACAACGATTACGCCGAGACCGTCCAGGCTATCGAGGCCAAGCAGGCTTCCGAGGCACCCGGACGGTTCGGGCGTGGCGAATCCGCCCTGGATCAGTACGTCACTCATGACCTCATCCAGATCGACCGCGACTACCACGGCTGCAGACGGCTCAACGACCCCGACGACGATGGCGACACCGACGCCTGGGCGCGGGCCGATTAAGGAACTTATGACAGTCTTCGCTATTGAGACCACGAGCATCACGCTTCACACGGATGCCGGAGATGGGATTTGCAGTCCGAAGGGGCACAGACTCTATCTCGATATTATCCTCGCGGATTACGTCCTCAGCATCCCGCTGTGGAAGATCCGCTAACGGCTTCCGCGCGATTTAAACGGCGCGCGGGGGACACACGCCCCGTTGCGGGCCCCGGGTGGGGTTCGCGGCGGGGTTCTTTAATTTCAAAGGAGACCTATGGATTACCACACTATGTTCAGGAACCTCTGGGCGTGGATCGCCGAGGATCCCTCACGAGAGAAGCATGAGTGGCCGGGCTTCGTGGAGACAGGGCACATACCGAGCTACTGCCCGGCGTGCGCACACGCCGACCAGATCGGTACCGGCAACCCCGGCGACCGCTGCTATTACTGTCCGTTGGAAGACGGGGCAAAGAAATCGCAAGCCGGATTCTATGATGACAGGGCGTGTCTCGGCGGATTGTATACGCTTTATCTGACTGCGGCCGCGGACTACCGGAGCTACCGGGAAATGATGGCTTCCGTGGAACTAATCGAAGAACAACGCCTGCGCGCCGTCAAGGCCGCTGAAGCGATACGCGACCTCGAATGGAAGGACTGATATGCTCTGTATCAACTGTAAAGGACGAAGAAGAGATGCAGGCTCTTATCGATAAACTTAACGCACTGGGCGACCTGTACGTTGACCTGGAGAACTGACCTATGAACTTATTCGGAAAAATGGGGATCACTACCGAGCACTTGTTCGGTAAAGGTTCCAAGCACATCGCGTTTAACTACGTCGTGCAAAGCGCCGGGGATAGCTTGGATCGCGCGGCTATCATCGGAACCACATGTTTTGCCAAAGACATGAGCTTCGGCGGGATAGCGAAGAAGACGCATACCCTCGTCATGTGCGATGCCATCGTGCGTCCGAGGCTGGTGGTCGTGTCTGACCACCTCCGGGGTGTCGGAACTAGCGGGATCCTGCGCGACGGTATAGCAAGCATAGATGGCTGGGTTACCCACGGTGAAGTAATTTACTGTGCCGATCCCGCAGACGCGAAGAAAATGGGGTTAAAGGTGTAACTATGCGCGGAAAATCAACACGGAAGTATGACGTGTGGGGGATCCACACGGAAGCCGGCATCAAGAAAGTCGAAGTGCGCGTCTCCACGGGAGGCGCGCTCGTCCTCTCTGCCGTGATGGACGACGGTACCATCCTTACGGGGACTGACGTCGACACCTTTCGCAGGGAGGTAAACGAATACGTCGTCGGGTTACATAAACTCGATTGGGAAAAGGTACTCGTTGTCTCCACCGCTGACCGTGAGAAATACGGACGGGAGAACTATATCAATGTCACGCTCGACTGGGGGATCTGCCACAGGGCCCAATTCTGTGGAAAGACTGTCTGGAAAAAGAAAGAAGGCAGCTGGCAAATGATCGACTACTACCACGGCATTCACGCCGGAGGGCCCGGCAGCCTCGATCGTGTGATCCCATATACCGAAGCCGGTGAAGCCTTCCTGCGAGCGACTGTCGCAAGTCTGGAAGCGTTTAGTAAAAAGATCGAGGACTTCTTCCAGTCGGATCAACTGCAACTATGTATCGAGCGGAACGCATTACTGCTACCCGCAAAGGAGACTACATGATCAAGCGCTACGACGCGTACTTCGGCTCGAACGTGTCCATCGAACAGATCGCACACGAGGACCCCGAAGGCGCATGGGTAAAGTTCGAGGACATAAAACAGTTCTTCGGACTGCACGACCAACAGGACCTCATCACTGCCTGCCATAAAGCCAAGGATGACCTATGAGAACACCTAAAAAACGCATGATCTTCGACACCGAAGCTCGTGACTTTGAATCCGTCAAGGCCGATCTCATCGACTGTCACGACAGTTCCGATGATCCGCCAATGGAACCGGGAGAGACCTGGGCTCCGACCGACAACCAAGTCTACGCCTCCATGAGTCTCGACACCGAAACCGACTGGGAGGATGCGCAGTACGAGTTGAAAAAACATCTCGGGAAGTTCGATATGTTTCTCGTCGTCGGCTCGAGCGGGACGTGGCAAGGCCCGAGAAGTGGCGGCAAGTTCTGCAAGAATCTCCAAGAGATGATGCAGTGCGTAAGCGCCTGCGAACAGTACGAACTGTATGACCGGAACGGGCGCCTGTGCATCGAGGGCAGCCACCATGACGGCCATAACAGCTTCGAGGTGAAAGCACTTACAGAACGCGGCCGTGCCTATGCTGAACGCATGGGCTATGATAATTGCAGAGAACTCCACAAGACCTTATGGGATTGGAATCTCTACACAAAGGACATTCACTTCTCACACGAAGTGTGGGGATGTCCGAAACGGGAACACGAAAAGGAGACAACATGAAAAGATACACAGAACTCACCGATACAGAAAAACTGGCACTTGACGACACCACCTTCCTCGAAGCCGTACAGCTCGAGGCGGTCAAACAAGGACTGCAGATCCCGTTCTCCTACGAGGAACGCGTGAAGCATCTAACGAAGGCCTTGTGGCCGAAGCCTGACCCGAACCACGTCATCGTGTATGAGCTCCTGTCCAAGCAGGGCTATAATATAGACACCACGGGAATTGCGTTCCTTAATCTAGAAGCGGCCCGCGCCGCTCTTACCGGAGCTCTCTGCATCCAGCGCAACTATGATAAGAAACCGGCAACATACTCGGGAACCGAGCATGAACCTGCTTTCGAGATCCGTGCGCTGAATCTCGGAGCGCCGACCGTTGCTAAAGGCGTGGCGTCCGTCAAGGAAGAGGCTCCGGATCTCGAGCCCTATGAGAAACTCTATACGGAATGCAGTGAGAACCTCACTGACCTTCGCACCAATGCCTACCGCCGTGAAGTGCGTATGGCGAAGCGGGAGACGTATCTGGCGCTTGCTAAGGGTGACCTGGCGATCGCAAAGAACTTCTGGGAGTCCACCGAAGGCGGTACGCCCTGGGATGAGCCGGAGAACCGCCCTGTAAACGCCGCTGAGACCGCGGAGTAAGGAGACGTATGCCGAAACGGCAATCGATCTGCGGAACGCACAATGATATCGGCGAAGTCCTTAACCGCATCAATCTCAAGGCAGATAAAATTATGTCTTTGTTAGATGGGGTAGAGGATCAATTAGCGATAAAAGCTCGTGAGCTAGCCAACGACATCGACTCTGAATGCCGGAACGCAATCGGACTCGTCAAAGAGGCATTGGAATCCGGCCAGGCGATGGAGCAGCGGTTGCACGAGTACAAGGACACGATTGAAGGACTCGGATTCAAACGAGTTAAATAAGGAGGGTATGAAATTCGCATTCTACGATAGCCTCACCGAAGCCGCGCAGATCCTCGTTAAGGGGGTCTTCTGCGGCAAAATAAACTCGGTCTATGACTCGAGCCCTACACCTCTGACGGTCAAGCGCAGCGGACGCACCGTAACGCTGAACGACAGGCGTGAAGTTATCGTAGTCGTCAGCATCCCGCAATGGATACGCGACGGCTTCGATAGCGAAGCGGCCTGGAAGGAGAAACATGGATAAGAAAGAAGTAGAGACACTGGTGGCGGGCGTCAACTCCCTCTACAACCGGATCCAGATGAACAAGGACATCCTTGACGTCCGTCTCGGTAAGTGGGAACGACCGGTTATCCAGGTTACTATGGAGACCTTCCGTAGCCTGTTCAAAGGCCAGACGGCTAAGGAAACGCATTGCCTGACCCCGAGCCACCGGGTCCTCCGCATAAACGTCGGAGAGGACGTCGATTCGGTTACCTTTGTCGCAAGCGAAAGCGAGGCGCCGGAGAAGGCCGAAGAACCGGCTACCGTGATCGTATAAGAACAGACAGGCGATTCCCTTAAAACGGAGTCGCCTGTCTTTTTTTATTTCCTGCGCTTGACAGGCGGCGCCCGACGGTGCTACCCTTAAAAGCGTTTCTAAATCATGCATCATCAAGGAGAAGTTTATTATGAATGCGGCGGCAATACGACAAGTGGATGTGCTATCCCTGACAGATGTCACGGACTGCGAGATCCTCCTGGAAGAATTCAAACACGCGATCGAGCAGATCGACGCGGACATTGAAAACGGCTTCGGCGACGAAGACTGGGAGTACCGCGCCCGCAGGGCTCGGATCGAGATCGAGCATAAAACCAAGATGGTGACATTGAAGCGGGATAGTCTGAAGCAATCTATGAATAGTTGATCACGGGAGGATAAATAATGGAATCAATCGATGTCGGCACGACCCTTGTGGCCTTGCCGAATTACGAGACTGCCGCTAAATGGGCCGTCAAATACCGCAGTATGGGCTTAAAGCACGTACATTGGACGGTAACAGCTTCCGATAAGGCGGCCGGATTGGGCAAAGGCCCGATCGTCAAGAACTGGAACACGATGGATTTCGGCGAACCGCCGCCGTCCGAACGCGAATACCAGATGGGGTTGAAGACCGGAGCGGAGATCGTCGACGCCGAGGGCAAGCCGACAGGCCGGTTCCTGGTATGTATCGACGTGGACGATCCGGGGCTTATCGCGGAAGCCCGCAAGCTCCTGCCGCCCACGCAGATGATGGGCGGCAAGGAAGCCACCCCGTTCGCGCATTTCTTCTACTCCGTCGACGCCCTCATGAACTCGTTCAAATGGACGGGTCTGCGGCACGACGGTTCGGTGGGCTGTCTGCTCGAACTGCTCTCCGTGACCCTCAACGCCGGAACGGTGCAGCAGGTCATGGTCACGCCCTCACGCCACTATAAGTCCGGCACTGACGTGACGTGGGTGAACAAGGACGGAACAAATCTGGGGCTGGAGGATACGATCGCCCCCGCCGAAGTCAAGGCCCTCGTCCTGCTCAAGGCCTGCCTCAAGCTCCTCGGAACCGCCAAGGGCGAGGTCGAACTGGTGGGACGCGAACGCGATCCGATCCGCGGACCGACCGAATTCGTGGCTCTGGAGGACGCCGCCGCGAAGCAGGAGGATGATGAGGGCCGGCCCGTGCAATCGCTCCTGGATGCGAAGAGCGCGGCTCTGATCGTCGAGCACGCGGCTAACGAGCTCGAACAGGCCGAGCCCGGCAACATACAGACCTCAATGAACGCGCTCGTGTTCAACGCGGCCTCGCTGCTGGCAGGCGGACTTACGGGACAGGAACTCACGGACAGGCTGCGCGACTTGCGCCGCCGGTGCCTCGAGGCCTTCGACGTAGTGGAACAGCGCGTACCCGGCCAGGACTTCCGTAAATGGGAGTACACGGTCGACCGCGCGATCCAGCAGGGCGAGGCCACGCCGCGCAGGCGGGGCTCGCTCGCGGCTTACAGGCTGACCGACCAGGGCACCGCGGATCTGGTCGCCGAGGAATGGCGCGACCAGTACAGGTATATCGTCGAGGACGGCCGCTGGCTAACCTGGAACGGGGTCCTGTGGACCGTGGAGAACAAGGGCCAGGTGCTGAGGGACATCAAGCACGTATTGCGCTGGGCGATGACACAGGCCATGTCCTCACAGGACAAGGATTGGAAGGAGTCGGCGGTCAAGTATTACTATAAGGCCGAGTCCAAATCGAAGGCCGATAACGTCCTCTCGCTCCTGGCGGCGGACGCCGGCCGTGGCGGGCTCGCAGTCGAGATCAACGATCTCGATTCGGATCCGTGGATCTTCTGCTGCGCGAACGGTACATTCGACATCCGCACCGGGCAGCTCCGGCCTCACAGCCGGAAGGACCTATGCACCAAGTCAAGCCCCTACTCGTACGTGAAAGATGCGAAGCCCCCGAATGATATCCTCAAGGCGATGCGCCGGGCGTTCAGCCCGCAGCCCGATCCGGACTCCTGCGTCAGATACCTTCTGCGCTGGTTCGGTTACGTGGCCACGGGCGACGCCTCGCAGCAGAAGCTGCTGATCGTACATGGCGGCGGGCAGAACGGAAAGTCGGCACTCCTGGACAAGGTGCTCCGGTGGACCCTCGGCGACTACGCCGGGATCGTCGACAAAAGTGTCCTCGTGAAGTCCAATAACACGAGTGCAGGTTCAGCCACCCCGCAGCTGGCGGACCTCAAGGGCGTACGGTTCGGACTCTTCTCGGAGACCGACCCGGGCGAGTACCTCAACGAGGCCACGATCAAAATGCTTACGGGCTCGGCGATGGTGCAGGCGAGACAGCTCTTCAAGGGCTTCTTCAAGTTCAAGACCGAGTGCAAAATCGTAATGGATACAAACCATCTGCCGCGCCTGACGGGCGATGACTTCGCGATCATGCGGCGCGTACGGCCCATACCGTACGTCTTCCAGATCAGCGACAAGGACAAAAACGATACCTGGGCCGAACAGACGATAGACAAGGAAGGCGACGACTTCCTGACCCTAGTCCTAAACGAGGCACACATGTACTACAAGGAGGGGCTGGGCGCGGAGCCGGCATGCGTGACGGCCGAGACGGCCAAGTACGCCGCCGATAACGATACGATCCAGTCCTTCGTGGACGAGATGTGCGACCAGGATAACGGTGCGCGGCACGAGAAGGTCAGTCCGATGCGCTACGAAGTCGGGGTCAAGGCCCTGTACGATTCGTACAAGCAATGGGCGAAGGACAACGGGTACCAGCAGTTCAATACGCGGAACGTATCCGCGAAGCTGCAGGCCAAAGGCTGGCATACCGAGCGCAAGACGCAGGGCTTCGTCTGGGTCGGGATCCGTCTGAAGGCCATCGAGCTATCATTGGAGAAGAAATGAAAAAGTTCGTAGACATGCTGAAGGCGGGGATGGCGGCGGAGCCTCCCCGCCCGGCGCCGGCGGGGCCTATGGAAGGTTTCGACCCGGAGGACCTTTCCATGGACAGCGTAAGCCCGTGCAGGACCCTGCGTCCGGGGCTAAGGCCCGTGGAGATCATCTCCACGGGGCACAGGACTCCGAGGTCGTGGTCGAACCAGGCGGACGGCCTGTCGGTGCAGCAGTTTAACATGCTGAGACAGGTATTCTCCGGACGGACGATAGAATCGGCGATAAAATATATCGCGCACCCGGAATGCGCCGCGGACATTAAAGCCTGGGCGCTGGAACACATAGTGACGGACTACTATATACCGCAGGGCGTGACGAGCTCACCCTCGATGCTGGCTATCTCGCTCGAGGGTTACCTCCTGCGCAGGAACTGGCCGGTGTCTTTCGCAGGCAACCTGACGGAGATCGGACTGACCGTGGCGGAAGCCCTGGGGCTGGAGATAACACAAAACGGAAGCGCACGCTGCTTCCTCAAGATATAACCACAGGTAGAGGGATTAAAAAACAAATCCCTCTACCTATCATTTTTTAGTAGGAACAATCGGCGGAAACGCCAGCAAGGAGAACAGTATGGACAAACCACTGAAAGTCACCATCGAACATCGGTGGATGAGCAACACGGACGCTGACAAATGCCTGACTGTCGGGAATAAGCGCATCCGCGGGTTCACGATCAAGCATTACGCAACGGAGATTGCGTGCAAGTACCCGGATAAGAAAGACCCGTCGAGGGGCGTCGTCATCTTCAACAACCGCACCTATAGTTCCCGCACGTCGGGGTTCCAGTGCAAGATCCGTCGCGCGATCCCAGGCACATGGAAGACGATTTACATCAACAGCGACCGCTTCTGCCGCGGAGACGACTATGTGTCGACGCTGCGACGGGTGGCCTGTGCGCTGGGGATAATGTACGAAGACCAGGAGAAGCTCGTCAAGGAGATGAAGACGGCGAGACTGAAGAGCACACGGGCGAATCTCTGGAACCGCATCTGTTTTGCGCAGGAGAACGTCGAGAAACTCGCGAAGTTCCTCAAGCGTAAGCCGAAGGGGATGAAACGGTTTAAGATCGACGTCACAGCGGTATCAGCGGAAGCCACCGAGTATTACTTCGCGCAGGACGAAAGACGCACGGCCCGCTGGGCGAGACGGAACGAAGAATCCCGGAAGAGGCAGGAGCTTATCGACGCGGAACTCAAACTGACACAGGCTGAGCGCATCGCCAAATGGCGCGCCGGAGAACGCGTTTATGCCTGCATGTACAACGAACCCACCATGGTTCGCTTCTCGAAAGGTGGAACCCGCGTGCAGACGAGCCGCGGAGTCGAGATCCTGCTGTGCGACGCACTGCGACTGTTCAAACTCGCAAAAGCTATCCACGGTAAGGGGCTTCTGGAAGACTCGGAAACTCTTAAGCATATCGAGGAAACACGTCTGGCCATCGGAAGTTACACGTTAAATAAGATATCGCCGAATGGCGACGTCACTGTCGGATGCCACTTCATCAAATACGAAGAGATGGAACAACTGTTCAACCAGCTGCCGGACGAGAAGAAAGAGCTCGAACAAGTTTAGAGATCAAAAACGTACGCCAGGGTTGGCATACTATTCACGGAGACATACATTCGGCATTCCGGTTATCCGGTATGTCTCCGTGGGTCCCGGAGGGCCTGGCGTACCTTGTGTTACACCCTCCGGGATCGCCTAAACCCGCGACCGCGTCCGCGGGATAATAACCGGACGACGCGGAACTTTTTAACTAGGAGGACGTATGGAAATGTTTATCGTTTTACTGAAGTACAACGTTATGTTCAATGACGCGGATGATGGCTGGTGCTACGCAGGAGACGGAGGTCGAATACTCAAATGCTTTTCAGAAAAAGGCAAGGCGGAAGAGTTTATCGCTACCTTCGACCCAATAATCAAGCTCGCCGAGAAGGAGCATACAGTTTTTCCACGGCAGGCGAACAACCGAAAGCTGAAGAGCGTATTGGGTTGGGATCTACACGATTTCAACCAGTGCGAAGAAGGCTATAACTTGGAACTGCAAACCGTAGAGGTTGAATAATATGAAAAAGAAAGATCCGAAAGCCCCGTACAAGGGGCTCACGCATGAGCAGTTCATGGCGAAACGCCATCCCGACATGAAGATCGTGGAGATCGACGGCGATAAGATTATCGTCGGAGTTTTCTGCGGCTACGCGCAGGGTCCCATGACCGACACCGGCTGCGTGAACGTCTGTGAGAGGTACTCATCCTGCACTGCGGCGATGGAGAACAACGACCTCTGTCAGATCATCAGCCGTGACGGCGAACGTACGTGGTGCGACGTCTGCGGTGACACGATCGCCGACAAAGACGACATCGTCTACGTCCGTGTGCCAGGGAAGCGTTACAAGGTTTGCGGTGAAGACTGCGAAAAGAAGGTGAGGTCGAAATGAAAAAAGAAAAAATTGACAAGCATAACGACGGAAAAATCCGCTTCGGCCGGCTACCGATACGCGTGCAGAATGAACTCAGATCTGGCAAGTATCGGATTCAATGGTGGTCTATAGACAGGAAGAAATGGAATACGATTCCTGTTCGGGTAAACCATCCGTTTGGCGATATTGAAATATATCGAGCCTTACCCCCGAAGAAAGTTTTCATCCACGTCCGTGGCGGCGTGGCATACTGCGACCGCGTCCCGAAAGGCGTGGTTGTAAAGATTATCGACCACGATAACGAGGGAAGATAACCATGGAATACAAAGTAACATGGACGATCCAACTGGACGCGGATGACCCGCGCCAAGCCGCGGTGCTGGCGAAACAGATCATGATGGATCCCGATAGCATCGCGACTGTTTTCGATGTGACAAACGAAGAGACCAGTGAAAAGACGGAAATCGACCTCGTCGAGTAGGAGAAAAACATTATGAACCCGTATACTTGGCAGATCCCTCTTGTCCGATCAGTGGTAACCAGCCTACAAAAAAATAAACTCTTCATATCTGGATTCCCAACGGGTTCTGGAAAGACGGTGATTGCTCTAGCCGCTGCGCGAGAGTTGAATATGAAGCACCTAATTATTGCGCCTAAAGTCAGTCTCACGCAGTGGCGGCGCGCGGCTGAATCAATGGGGTGCGCAGATCAACTGATCGGCATCATCAATCCGGAACGGATCTCGAAGCCCGGAGGCTGCGAGTTTTATACTCGCGAAAGGCGCTGGGTGCTACCACCGAATTGCGCGGTGGTTTGGGACGAGCCCCATCGCTCGTGCTCCGGACCGAAGTCCGTCACAACCAAGGCGCTCGCCGAGCTAAAGGCTTTCGGCGCCTCGCTGCACGCCATGTCCGCCACGCTCGCTGACAGCCCGCTTAAACTGCGGGCCCTCGGCTGGTGGGCGGGCCTTCACCAATGGCACGACCCGTCATTCTACGGCTGGTGCAGGGCCAACGGCTGCTCGCTCGAGGAGATGAAACGCTACGACCCGCGGACCGGCATGATCGGCACCCGGCGGGTCATCGAATTTACAAAGAACCGTGACGAGGCGAAAGCCTACATGGAAGGAATCCGCCGCTCTTTCGGCACTAGGTTCATGTCGCTGAAGCCGGAGGACATCCCGGGCTTCCCGACGGAGGACGTCGGCATTGAACTCATCGACCTTTCCAAGCAGGAGAAGGCGACGATCGATAACGCTTACGCCGAGATGTCGGAACGCATGAAATCCCTTACGGCTTCGCCAATGGCGGAGAGCGGGCGGGAACGTGAACGCGTCGAATTCGTCATGGCTGAAGCCGTGGCCGAACTCGCATCGAACTACATCGACGAAGGTAACAGTGTCGTCGTCTTCTTCAACTTCACCGAGCCGCGACTGCGGTTCGAGGAGGCCTTCCGTAAGCTCCGGCCCGGGGAATCCCTGGCTGTAGTACGAGGAGCGCAGAAGGACGATGAACGCCAAGCCGGCATCGATGACTTCCAGGCTAACCGGACCTATTGCATATCCGTGATGGCTGAAGCCGGGGGCGCCGCGCTCAGCCTGCATGACGAGCTGAAGATGCGTACCCGCGTATCGCTTATCCTGCCGGGTTGGAACTCCAGCACGGTCAAGCAATGCCTCGGGCGTATCAGGCGGTGCAACGGCACCCACGCCACGCAGCGGTTCATATTCGCCGCGGGCACCGTGCAGGAGCGCGTCGCCAAGACAATGCAGAGGAAGATCGATAACCTGGATGCGTTCAACTTCGCCGAAGAACTAACAGACACGGACTTGATTCCGTAAGGAGGATCTATGGACAACAGAACAGTACCGGCCGACGACCGCCGGGCCATTGAAATCCTCGGCATCCGCGGGATGCGCGAGATACTCGGCAGTCCGGACATCGATACGGTTAAGAAGGACGAGCTATTGTTCCGGGAACGTTCAGCCGTCGCTGACTATTACAACTGGCTGTTCGACCGCGGACAGGAGAGAAAGGATACAAAATGATTTACGTTAAGATCGCGATCACCATAGTAATGGGTCTGTTATTAATCGCCGTTATCGTCTTACCGTTCTGTATAAAAGACAGGGACGACCAGGAGGGGAAATGAACAAGTACTCCATAAAGGTACGCCTTACGACAGTACTCGAGCGCTTCATAGAAATCGAAGCGGATAACGAGGAAAACGCATGCTACGCGGCGGAGGAACAAGCCGGAGGTACGCGCTGGGTCACAGATCCGACGCTAATGGATGGTGTCGAGGAATGTGGAGAATCGATCACCGCAGAAGTGGACGAGCTAATCGAAGGAGAGGAACCCGAAAATGAAAAAAGTTAAAGAGAGCGGGCTCACGCAGGACTACACAGTCCTGCTATCGAGACCTGATTACATCGCGGACGACCCGCTTGACACCTACTGCGACCACGTCTCCGAAACCTCGGAGAAGAAAGCCGTAGCGAAGGCCCGCGGGAACGCGAAGAAAGCAGACCGCAGTGAAGGCGAGCCGACGGACTACGCACTGCTGTTTGTCTGCAAAGGCCATGTGAGGGATCTTTCCTTCGAGGCGGAATAGGAACGTATGAAAAAGTTTAAAGTAACCATTACGAAGAAAGAGATTTTCACTAAGGTCGTCGAGATCGAGGCGGAGACTGAAGTAGATGCACGCGAGATAGCCGGAGACGCACCGCTGGACAGCGGCTGGACTCACGAAGAGGACTCCACAGAACTTGAGACGGACGTTGAGCGCATCAACCCGCCGTACGACACCGTGGACTTCCCGGCGTACGCTCTCTCGGCGCTCTTCAACGATGACCTCTCCGGCATGTCCGGAGATGATCTGAAGCATCTGCACAACTGGACTCGCGAAACCGAGACCAGGATCCGTGCGAACCACGGACAGAAGTGTCAGATCATCTACGACGCCGGCGAAGACACGTACTTCAGCACGGCGCAAGTCTTCGGGCTTCCGGCTACCTGTGTCGAGCTCGAGATCCACGTGATTCCGGAACCGGAATTCAAGGAGAATATGAAATGAAGTACAAGGTAAGACTGGATGTCGATCTCGTCCTGGAAGTTCCCGAGGGTACAACCGAGGACGAGTTCTACGAACTGTATCACAACATCGAAGGCGTCGAGCTGAACGCGAAGACCGGAAACGCGGGCAAGATCAACATCACGGACTGCGTCGATACAGTGGTCAGCATTGAGGAATGGAAGCATTAAGTATGTACACAATTAAAGGATTGAAATCGTTCATCGGGAACGAAGGCCACGGCTACAACGTAACCCTGTGCCGTGACGGAAAAAAGGTCGCGTTCGTCATTAACGACGCCTCAGGTGGAGAAGTGGACTTCCAGTGGTGCGACTGGAAGAAAGGCGGGTCCGTCGAGGAGGCGACTTTGCTCAAGTTCCTCGAAGGGAAGATGAGCCCGCCCCTCTTTCCTGGGGATACAGAAAGCCAAGAGACTCCGTCTTGCTTCGTCGCAGGGCTCATCGACGCCTACGAAATCGACAAGAAGATGCGCGCTCTCTGCAAGAAGTATCTGCTGATCCGCGTCACGGGCGACAAGGAAGATGAGTACCGCACGATCAAGCAGAAGGATTCACCGGCGCTGCGGGACTCAGTCAAGAAGAGCGCTGCGACGGCGGGCAAGGAAGTCATCGAGTTCATTAACGACAAGTACAGGTGAGGAGATTTATGGGAAACGAATATAAAGACGTAAATGACGCGAAGGCCAAGCTGCCGGAGCTGATCAACAAAGCCCTCGACGAGAAGGGCGTATGGACGGTGACGACTTGCGCGACAGGCGCGATGTTCGGCTGGGACATGAACCTGCACTACGCGCTTGAGTGGTTCCAGCGTCATTGCCCCGAGCGGTGGCAGATCAAGAATATCTATCGGCACGAATGTACCGAGTGGACAATCACGGAGAGATAAAACTATGCTAAGCAAGAAACAACTTATAGCACGCATCGCGTCCGGAGTGAAGGCGGAAGACGCCGAGAATCTGAAACGGACTAACGAGATCCGGGCGGAGCTTCTCCCCACGGTTTTATTAACGCAGGATGCGCTGAAAAAAGCCGGCATCGACTACGCCGGCTGGTGGAACAACGACCGTGGAAACGGATGCGGGCTCGCGTATAACCTGCGCATGTCCAGCGTGATTCCCGGCACGGATGTCGAAATCTGTACCCGCAAGAGTCCGACCTGCGGGATAATCTTCACGGACGTTAAGCGGGAGACTGGCTCCACGAAAATCGAACGGAGCTTCCAACTCATCTACCCGATGGCAGGAGAGCGGCCGAACGATGTCGAAGACTTCCAGCTGTACGTGGCGCTGATGATCTCCGAGCGCTTTCCGGACTCGAAATTCTCCGCGATCGTCTTTGACTACCGCGGGAACCGGAGGGTGACATGAGTAAATGGAACAACACCCCGGAGGGCGTGGCGGTAGCCCGCTCCTCCCACGGGGAGTTTACGTTCGACCTGCGTACAGGCAAAGTGCTGAGTACGAACCTCGACAGAGGCTTTGGAGCCAAACCTATCCGCGTTGACGTGCCGGAGCACCAAAGCTGGTACCGGAACTTTATCGAGAGTGGCTTCTGCTGCGATGTACTGGGTTTATCTTACTGGACACGTAAGTATTACGTACCAGCCTGCAGGGACTGGCGCAAGGATGTGATGGGCCGCAGGCAAGAGGATTCCATCTACGACTTCGGACCGGTCTCCGCGAAGGAGAAAGCCCAGAAGAGGGAGGGTCTCCGTCTTGAACGCGATTCGTCAAAGAAAGTGAGGATTGGAAAATGAAGACACTGACACCGTTTAACAACATGCCGAAGCGTGACGACGTCGTCGCGCAGATCACCAAAGGCCATCCGGAGTGGACGAAGCGCAAGATTGAGAACGCCGTAAACCGCCGTATGGAAGAACTCCGGCTGATCGCGGAAGCAATGCCAGCGAACTACATCAAGATCAAGATTGAGTGGAAGCGCAGCGCGACGTGGGGGGCAAACCCCTCATGGGAAGCCTGGGTCTGGGGCGAGGATACCAAAGGCAAAGCGCCGGAGTACGGCAGCGACTGGCATAAATACGCCAAGGGCGGCCCGATCGGAGGCTGCGGATACGACAAGTGCAGCACCGCTACCGCGGCAGCGCTCAACGCATTGCTTACCCCATGGCTGTTCCGCTTGAATCCGAAAATGCTTCTGCGTACACGCAACGACAGAGGAACAGTGACCTCCGGGGTCCCTTACGGATTCTGGACTGGACGTTCGGACCTGCAGGAGAAACCGTGGACGAACTGGACCCCCAGTTTCGACGGCGGCGTCGGAGTGGACTGTCACGAGAACATCGTGCGCTACCTCGGTGGTGAAGTCGTCACAAGCGAAAGCGGCGGCACCTGGGATCTGTACGTGTTCAAACTGCCACCGTTTAAGGAGCCAAAAACGTGAACACAAACGTACTGGAGGGATTCAGATGCCCTAAATGCGGATCCGACGATAGGTTCCGCATTGAAGCCACGACGATGTTCGACGTGACCGACGACGGCACGGAACAGCTCGAAAGCTCAGTAGATTGGAGTGACGAAAGCTACTGCGAATGCCGTACGTGCGCGCACTATGGGACCGTGAAGGACTTCAAGAGCCCCGACGAGAAAAAGGAACGCGGACTTCGCGTGGCCGAACTGGAGGATCACTTATGAAATACTGGGGAGACTTTCAAACGAAGTGGGGGTTCAGTGAAGGGGAGGCAACTCCCCAGGACGCCTGGGCCCACCGCTTCGTTTATGTCCGGGAAATTAACCGGAAAGCTGCAGAGCTCGGCAGTAAAGTCCGCCTCATCGCGTACGACCGCGGGGGCATGCACAACAGCCTATTAATTGTGCGCGTACCGTCGGAGATGCCGGAGGGCGTCTACTCGGAAACGGAGATGTGCAACGGCACCGCCGGTGAGAAAATTCCGTCGCTCTATTTTGATACAAAGGACGATGCGCGGATGGAAGCGGCAATCGATTACTTCACGTCTGATGAAGAGGAGATTGACAGCTATGTGCAAATCTCCGTGACGATCCTCGAGACGGATGACGACGGAGAAATCGTGGAGTCAAAAACATTATGAAACAATCAGAAGACTTCATGGCGGGGTATCATGCCGCCATTGAACTCATGCAGGCCTACGACGGCCCCGCGATGGTGACCGACGAACTCGTCGAGCACCTCGAGGAGCAGGAAGGCCGTCAGCTCGAACTCTACAAGCACAAATGTGAGACCGGAGGGATCAAGCGATGAGTACCTGGGAGATGTTTAAGTTCTGGCTGATCAAGGAGACGATGCCGTTGGTCATCTTCCTGATGATACTGGCATTACTTTTTGGCAGTATCTTCGTGTGGGCATGGGTTGAATGCACGATAAACGACTTCAAGAGATGGAGGAAGAATGCGAAACGCCATAAAGATTGACGGCATGTCGATCGCGGCGGGGAACAGCAAGATGGGCAACATCATGCACATCAACCTGCCCCCGCCGATGACTTGCGACCACGATCTGCCGTGCTATAAGGACGGCTGCTACGCAATGAAGTTCTACCGACTGCGGAAGAACGTAAAGACTAGTTGGGACTCCAACTGGGAAGCCCTACAACGCGACCGTAATAGGTACTTTGAAATTATCACGAACGCCATACGTATGGTAAAACCGAAGATGTTCCGTTGGCACAGCGCAGGCGATATCATCGACCTGAACTACCTGTTCCGTATGGAGGACGTAGCCCGGAGAAATCCGGAAACGAAGTTTATGGCGTTCACGAAAAAATACGATCTCGTGTTCGATGCCGATAAGGAGTTTAAAGAGTACAGGACTGTGCCGCATACGCAGATCATCCTCTCGGCATGGCCAGGAATGATCATACCGGAACATCTGAAACGGGAACATCCCGTCGCGTACATGTACGACGCAAAGAATGTGGATCCGGAGATCCCGGAGACAGCGCTGCCGTGCGGCGGTGGCTGTGAGAAATGCGGAGTCTGCTGGCTGATGAAGCCCGGACAGTCGGTCGTCTTTGACCGGCATTAAGGAGAAGTATGAAGGAAAAAATAAAGACAATAAGGTTTGACGACATCGATGTATTTGATCCGGCAGACCAGGTATTCCAGCCGGAAACGGTTGACGCGATGATGACGGAAGAGCAGGCGAAGGCGATCCGGCAAGCGATCGTGTTTGTTAAGAACCTTTCGTGGATGAATAAACCCAGCTGGCCGGGATCCGTAGAGTGCATCGTGTTTGAGAACAACCTGAACATGATGTATAATGGCGGGGACGAAGGGTTTAACCCGACGCAAGTCCGTATCAAATGCTACGACGGGAGCTTCTGTTTCTCGTTCTGTCACGACGACACGATTGACTATTACGAGACTGATTCAATTCAGCTGGAAATGCTGGAGGAGAAGATGCGGAAAGCCGGATGGCTACCGAAGGAGACAAAATGATCAAGTTCATCAAGACCGAAGCGGGTATCTGTACCGGCCGTAACGGAACCGTGGATATCAAAGGTATCGAGGTGGCGGTTATACACGCCGCCAGATCCGACGGAGCACTGTTCCGCATTGACTGCGTCAGCAAGGCCCGTGGGGTCTCGCTTAACGCCGGCTTCAGTATGGACACGGAGTGCGCACGCGGGCTGCGTGACGAACTCGCTAGGCTCGTCGCGAAGATCGACAGAGGGGAGAAGGTATGAAAAGAGCTAAGTATTACACCGACGAATGGTGTCCGGAATGCGAACGCGAAGTCCGTATCCCCGCACGGGTAAAGCCCATGCCGAAATGTCCGAAGTGTCATAAGGATCTTCTGCCATGCTCGGCGTGCGACGATGAGACTCACCGACGCTGCTCATCCTGCACGGACGGAGACTGCAAATTCAAACTGCACCCGGGATTCAAGGCAAAGAAGACGGGCTTCACACTGAAGGCGCTGCTCAAGGTAGCGGACAAGGCATACGACAGCTCCGTCGTCTTAAGCCCCGCCGTCGCAACCGTTGACGTAGGGGACACCCTTGCATCCTTTATCGTCCGTGAAATCAAGGACACGTTCGATGTATGGGCCACGAAACAGGATCAACTGCAGGAAGCCGCACGCGTGCTCCTGACTGCAACGAACCAGCTGGACGGAGTGCGAGCCGAACTGAATAAGTGTTGGTACCGGATGAACGATCGGACGCAGAAGCGTAAGATACAAAAACGACGGAAGGAGATTAAGAAATGATGAAACCGAGACCATCAAGCATGCCGATGTTACAAGCATGCGCCCGCTGGGTCAACAGACCTAAAGCGGAAGATGACAAGAAGGATGACCTCGATATCGCCGCGGACGAGGGCACCCTCATCCACGCGACACTCGAGGCTCTCGCGGAACGGCCTGTCGTCAACTGGGACGACGCGATCGATAATGACTTCCAGCTTCCGGACGACCTCAAGTCCGTGGTGCGGGACGCGAGCCTGCAGGTCCGCGACATCTTCAGCCAGGGGCTGCCGGTGGTCACGAAACGGATCCTCGGTCTCGACTCCGAGGCCCACTACGAGATCGACGACATCCTCTGGGAGGACGGCAAACCCGTCTACGCACCCCCTGCGGGACGCCCGTCCTGCCGGAGGATCATGGATGCGATCTACTGCGAAGTAGGTCTCGACTCCGGAGTATGCCTGCCGGGCACGGCCGACCTTGTCGGCATCCTCGGTACGCACGCCTGGCTCGTGGATTACAAGAGCAACCGGGTCGTACGTTCCCACGACGCCCAACAGGAAGCCTACATCGTCGCCCTGTTCAAGACGCTCCCGGAACTGCAAAGTGCCGAGCAACGCATCGTGGCGCCCCGCCTCGGGAACGCCCACGCGCCCGCGATGTTCAGCCGCGATATGATTGGCTCGGTTTCCGCCGGGCTGCAGCATATTGTAGACCGCGCAGATGATCCGTTCAACCCGGGCGAGCCCGGCGAGCAGTGCGCGTTCTGCGCCGGTAACGGCCGGTGCCCCTACCAAGCGGCATCGCTGAAGGATATCATCGAGCCCGAAGGCGCGTTGATCCCCGCAGGCGCCTGGCGTGCACTGATGGATCCGAACATCACGCCGGAACAGCGCGGCTGGCGACGCGGAATCGCCAAGCAGATGGACATGTACTCCGACGCGATCAAGGATGACGATAAAGCGTGGGCCGAACAGAACCCCGGTGTCATGCCGACGGGCTGGACGGTATCACTCGCCCGCGGACGACTGTCCGTGGACAAGGAACGCCTGGCTGAATTAAACGAGAAGATCCGGTTGACGTTCGGACTCACTTATGAGATAATGGAGTCCTTCTCGGTGCCTGATCGCAAGCGCATCGCGGAGTATGTATCGATGGCACGCGGAATGTCGGCGGATGATGTGAGTAAGGACATGGATAAGGCAATCGCAGGATTCATGAAACGCGGAGCGGACACGGTCCGTTTCACGCAGGAAAAGATCAAGAAACAAATTAGTTCGTAGGAATTTGATGTGACCCGCCCTATATCTGGGCGGGCGCATCCTTGCGCTAAAGGAGGCGCTAGACATGACAGAAGAAGGAACAGCACCAAAGGCAGCACGCAAGGCAGTGGGGCCTATGACGGTACGCATCGGAACCTGGGACGAAACAGGCACGGTGTTCACGGTAAAGAAATCTCTCGTCGGGCCTACCGATAAGGATATCAAGCTGGCATGCAAGGAGCTCGGTTACGGAACCTACTCCATCATCACCGGCCGCGACTCCAAGGCGGTTCTCGCGAAGAAGGAGACTGACAGCTTTACTCTGTAGAGCGCGGTCTGAAACTCAAGCAGTACAAATAAACGAAAGGACATTAAAATGTCTAAGAAAAATGAAGCAAGCATCGGACAGGGTGGAGTGACAGTCGTACAGGCGGAAGCCGACGAGACAGCTCTCACCGTAATGGGCGGCGGGGAAGTGGTTCAGCGCCGCTCCGACGTCGCTGACGGACAGTACGTACAGGCCGAAGGGAAGATGTATTCCAGCTTCCTCAAGATCGCGTACGGCGTTGGCGAAGGCGCAAAGGCGGGACTCCCGTCCGGAGCGTGGTTCTTCCACGGAGCCACGGTTGCAATCAGCGGACCCAAAAAGCCACTCACCGTGGTCATTCTCAAGGCCGCCGGGTTCTGGAAGGAATGGACTGATTTCAAGGGCGGGAACAAGGATCTGCCGCGCGAGTTCGCGACAGAGGACCTGGCCAAGAAAGCGGGCCTTGTCACACGCTGGGCTCCTTACGGCAGCAGCGGACCGAAGCGCAACTGCGCACCGGCCGTTGACATGCTCCTCCTGGTGCAGGAACCGGAAGGCGGAAGCGGAAGCCCCGAGTTCACGATCCTGCTGGACGGCAAGCTCTACGCCCCGGCCCGCTCGGTCATCGACAAGAAGCAGTACGAGCAGATCGAGAAGATGCTCGCGCTGATTCCGCAACGCGACGCGGCCCTGCGCCGTCTGCCGCCGAACGCCGGTCGTACCGACGCATTCCCTGTCACGCTGACGACGACAGTCGATGTCCGTGACGACGGGAAGACGCTGGTCAACCTCGCGCTGAACTTCAAAACGGATGCGAACGATCAACCCGTCCGCAACACGGAGAAGTTCTTCGCCGATCTCGCGGCCTTCAACGACATGCTCGCCGCGGCGTCCGCCGCGCCCGTGCCGACTGAAGACGCCGAGTAGGCTACCGGGGTCCGGGTGTCCTCACGGACATCCGGGCCCCATTTCTTTTTATGATACGGAGGGATAATGAAACATCGATTCAGCATTAAAGAGAACGAGGTCGTAGCTATCGACTTTGAAACCCTCTACGACTCCAAGACCAAGTATTCGCTCAAGGTTATGACGCCGCATGACTACGTACGGCACCCCCGGTTCGATCCTTACCTCGTGGCGTTCGCCTCGGACGGCGGGGAACATTTCGTCGGGTCGCCTCTGGACTTCGACTGGGCGAGCCTGGACGGCGCGCACTTCGTCGCGCATAACGCGACCTTCGACGGCATGGTGCTCAAGCGCATGCACGAGTTGAGGATGATACCCTATTTCAAATACTCGCTGGACTGCACCGCGGACTTATGCGCGTGCCTGGGGCTCGGGCGTTCCCTCTATGACGCGGTCCAGAACATACTCGGCATGACCATCTCCAAGAAGGTGCGCGCCGACATGGACGGCAAGACGCTGAAAGACCTGACCGCGGACGAGGCTACGGCCCTGTACGAATACGGCGGATCCGACGCGGACCTCTGCCTTGAGCTGTGGCGCGCGAAGTCGGCTGAGTGGCCTCAGCTCGAAATCGAAATCAGCCGTGAGAACCGCGAGGCCAACTGGCGCGGCGTGCGGATTAACAAGGGGGCTACCGTCGAAGCCCTGCGTATCCTGCAGAACAAAGCCGAGACCGCGCTCTCGATGATGCCGTGGGTAAAGGAGGGCGAGAAGCCGACCTCGACCACGGCGCTCAAAGAATATGCTGACCGGTTCGGCCTGCCGAGATTGAAAAGCTATAACAAGACGGATCCTCTGATGCAGGCGTGGGTTAAGAAGTATGCGCCGCTCTATCCGTTCATCCAGGCACGCCTGGATTACAGCTCGACCGCTCCGCACATCTCACGCGTGGAGGCCATGATCGAACTCGCGGACCACGACGACGTTGTCAGATTCGACTCCCTCTACTTCGGGGCGCACACAGGCCGGAGCAGCGGAAGCGCGTCCGAGAAGGATAAGAGCGGCGGCGCCCGCATGAACTTCTTCAACATCCCGAAAGGCGATGACGACGGGCTCACGCACGGCGTAGACCTTCGCGGACTTATCATCCCGCGCCCCGGCAGGAAGTTCATCATCTATGACTTCTCGAATATCGAGCCCCGCGTGACCCACTGGGTTGCCGGAAGCACGGAGTTCTTGAAGCTCGTGGCGAAGGAGAACATCTACCAGGCTAACGCCAAGGCGATGGGCTGGTTCCCGTACGACGAGACGGGATTGAAGACGCGCAATAAGAAGCTCTATCAGCTATCGAAGGCATGCGTTATCGGAATGTCCTACAGAATGGGATCCGGAAAGTTCCTTGCGCAATGCAAGAAGATGGGCATCCAGCTCGATCCCGTGCCGAAGGACCAATGGAACCTCGACAGGCGGCTGAAGTTCGTGCTCGCCAACGTGGAGGGCATCGACTGGCGGGGTCCGGAGAACGAGGAGTACATCTGCGCGTTCATCGCGTCCGACCGCGTCGTGCGGGAATGGCGTGAAAAGAATCCCTTCGTCACAGCCCTGTGGAAGAACCTCGAGATAATGCTCCAGACCGCCGCGAAGAACGGCCAGAAGGAGTATACGTTCTCCCTGCCGTCCGGGCGGAAGAAGACTTACTACCGCCTTGGCATGCACGTCAAGCCGAAGAAGGTGCACGACCCGGACGACCCGACGAAGTTCGAGACGCGTATTGAGACCCAGCTGTACGCGGCCACGTCGAAAAGCGGGGACCCGATGTCCCTGCACGGCGGCGTGATCACGGAGCATCTCGTGCAGGCGATCTCCCGGGACATTATGTTCCAGGGCGCCCGCGACGTGTGGGAGTCTGAACAGGACTGGACATATATCGGAAACGTCTACGACGAAGTGGTATTCGAGGTACCTGAGTACGAGGCTATGCGGGCCACGGAAGTGATCCCGCGACTCCTGTGCAACGGCACATCAAGAGCGTGGACAAAGGACCTGCCGCTCGAGCTCGACCTCGAAGGCGGCGGCATAAAGGACAAGTATGAGAAATGAGATTGGAATAGAAGTGGGGGCGCCGTTCTACCTGAACCCGCTCCGGCCTCTTCCCGTAGTCGCCAAATGGGGGGACACCGGAGCCCTGACCAACTGGACGTCGGAGGAGTTCCGCAAGGAACTCGCCGGCGTCTATTGGCGGGTGGTGACCCGTACGATGCACGACGGCGGAGGTACGGGGATGCACAGCGAACTGCGCGTCACGTATGCGGAGGCCTGGGTGGCGAAGGTGCTGCTCGGCTGCGGGCCCATACCGGAAGGCATGTGGTGGTCCCTGTCCTTCGAGGACCGGGTGACCGGCACATACCCCGGAGTGGAAGTGCTGAGGGTCCTCGCAAAACAGACGGAAGAAGCTACGCAGCACTTCTTCGACGAGGGTGCGTATGCCGCGGCGAAAGCCGCGGAAAAGAACATAGCCAAATGCGTAAAGCATCTGGTGAAAGGAGTGATGGAGGATGAAACAAACAGGAAGTGACGAACCGGATCGCGACCGGATCTGGACGGACTGCGCGGAGTGCGCTTACAAGCACCTGACCGCGGCTTGCGCGCTGATCACGGATGCAAGCGAAGAGCTCCACCCCGCGGATCCGAATTCCGTGTTCGCCGAGCGCGCGTTAATCCTATACGCGGAATCCCTCACGGGGTACCCGGGTAATCTGGATCTCGCGCACGGATGCCTCGCGGCGATCGAACCGCAGACGGACGCCATCCGCCTGGCGAGAAAAGCCTTGCTCAAGGGGACGGACATTGTTACACTTATATCCAATGTGCGCGGAACGCAACCCGGCATGGGAGACCCCGTGACGATCGCCGCGGCGCATATTACCGAGGCCGTGCGGGAGATGCCTGAACTGTTCGACAGCGCCGGCGTATACGATGACATCCCGCAGTTCTTCTGCCGGAAGAAACCTGAGGTGCTGAGACTGCTCGCGGTCTCCTGCAAGAACATACGGAACCTGTACGCGTTGAGAGGAAAAGAGGTAGTATATGAAGATCCAAAAGACGAGCCTGCTCCGGAGAGTGAAGGAAGCCCTGCTCCTGTTGACCGGGAGGACCGGCCTGTACCAGTCCGTGAATACGATGCAGGCCACCTGGACTGCCAAACCAGGTGCGAGCCCCGGATCCGTCGCCGTAGTCCTGCATGTCACACTTAACAAGGTGTCCTATACCTGCAGGTACACGGTCGCCGGCGAAGTGCTGGCGAAGGGGGACCGCGAAGCGACCCTCCGTTCGTTCATGCAGGCCGAAGCCGCTCAACTCGTGAGGAAGATCTTATGTGGCGAGCAAACATAGAGACGACAGCGGAGATACGCGGGCATGTAGTCGTGCTGGGGTGTGACCCCGGCCCGACGCATTCCGCCTTCGCCCTGCTGAACATACCGTTCATGAAGATGCCGGAGCCCGGGGCGAGAGTCCTCGGCGCCTGGTATCTGCCGAACGGTGAAGTCTGGAAGACCCTGCCGAAGATCGCCCACGACTTCCTGCTGAAGGGAGTCCGGATCGACGCCTTCGCCTACGAGTCCTGCGGATGCCAGGGCTCTGCGCCCGGGGAATCCACGTTCGAGACCGCGGCGATGGGCGGCGAGGCGAGGGCGGTCATCCGCCCCCACGTCCACGCCACCTATTCATTCTCCCCCGACCGGTGGCGCTACGCGCTATGCGGGCACGGGAATGCGAAGGATCACAACGTCGCGGAGGGGCTGAGAGCCCTATTCCCGGCGACCGGAGGCGGAGCGGACCCCACAACAGGCACCAAATCGCGTCCAGGGCCCCTCTGGGCGCTCCGGGAAGCGGGGGCGGGCGGTAACGCGGTACATCTGCGCGACGCCGTGGGCGTGGCCGTAGCACCGCTTCTGATACGGTTCCGTTCGGGCATCGACCCGGAAAGATTCAGGAGGACATGGTAATGGAAGAGATAAAGGCAGAGATCGTCACGAGGGAGCCGGAGGAACTGGATGTCCGAAAGGACTCGGATGTATTCCCGCTCGCTGACGAGGCGGTGTTCCCCGGGCTCACGGACGTGGGGCTGATGAAGGCGGCTTACCGCAAGTGGATGGAGTCCGACTCGACCACCCTCGACGAGGCTGCCGAGGCTGCCGGGGCCGACCCCCGTACCGTCGCCTACTGGGCGGACGTCGGGGACTGGCTGACGCACAGGCTCCGCACGATCCGTGTCCGCGGCAAGGAGTCCGCCATCGCCCTGGAGCGCAAGCGCCAGGAGATGCGGGAGGAGCGGGTGATGAAGCAGATCCATCTCGCCACTTCGCTCGGGGATAAGATCCACGAGGCGCTAAAGCACAAGAAGGTCGTGGTCACCCGTGAAGGCGACACGCTCCAGCTCGAGCTGGCACCGAAGGAACTGAAGGAGCTCGCAGAGGCGGCGAAAGCCAGCGGCGATATGCTCGGGCGGTTCCTGGGGATCGCCGAGCCGAAGCAGCAGGCCCTGCCGCAGGATCAGAACGCGGACGGGAGCGACGCCGGCGGAGAAGGTTCGCAACGACCCCTTGTCGTGGTGGTGCGTGGCGGCGGACTGCCGCAGATCCGCATGACCCCGGATAACAAGGGAGCCGTGATTGACGTATAAAAAACAAATAAAGTCGGAGGTAAGAAAGAATGAGTGATGTGAGAGTGAAAGAGCTGGCTGAATTTATAGGCCGGCACAAGAGACTTGAAGAGTACGACGGAAACGTACTCATAGATCTCGGGGGAGAAGGGGACTACGTCCCGATCAAGAGCATGAGGCTCTTCCCCGGGGAGGGCAGCAGGACTACCCTGGTGCTGAAGGCGGACAATGGGCAATGACGCCATCGGAGCGGAAGGCTATGTCGAGATCGCCGTGACCCACGCCGAGCTGGTTGTCGAGTACCGGATCGTCTACGCGAAGGATCCCGAAGCCCTGGTGAAGTACTGTAAGAAACGCGGATTGCTGACCGCGTACTGCACCCTGGTCGGCGAGGAATACGTCGGCGTAAGCCAGGCGGAGCAGTCGGAAGGAGATCCGATCAGCGGCTTCACCGTCAGCCACACCTACCATACCGTGTCGGACGATGGCAAGCGCGGGGTCATCTATCTACTGGTCACACGCCAGGAGAGATGCGAGGAGCTCAGGACCTGGGCTCACGAGATCAGCCACGCCGCGGACTTCACGGTGGGGATCCTCGCGAAGGTCCACCCCGGGGTCTCCGGGAAGATGATGGGCGAACTGAAGGCGACCTGCGCCGAGCTGCTTGCGGACTCCGTCCGCATCCTCACCACAGGCAATCTCCGGACGGAAACGCCCATGTCACAGTTTCCGGGCACACTTGCCCGGGCGTTAAAGAGCGCGCACGTCGCGCCGGAAACAGGAGAGAAAGATGGGCACCAGTGATAAATTCCCCGCGCTACGGCGCAGGGTGCAGTACCTTGAGAAGCGGATGAATGACTCCCGGAAGACAGGGAGACAGCCGCTATCGTTCGATGTGGCGGAGTACGCCGAGTTGCAGGAAGTGCTGAGGCGGATCGACAGATCCGTTCCGCGCCCTCGTGACGCACGGTACGACGAGCCGCCCGTCGTGCGCGAGGTGCGCAGGACCGACGGACCGCCCGTGTACGAGGAAGTGTTCGTACCGGGGGAGCCGAGGGGTTCGAGATATTACGGCGGCCAGTTATAAGAAAGGAAACTATGGTTAAGAAAAAAGAGACGAAGAAGGTGCAGGAGCCCGGGCTCACAAACCTTGACGAGAAGATGCTGATCGACGAAGGCCTCTTCGACGGCAAGATCACCGGTGTCACCGACCTGGTCGACAACGGATGCCTGGTCGAAACCGAGACTAGCGTGTACGCGCTCACGGAGACGGAAACGAAGTTCCTGCGGGTCGTCGCGAGACTGTCCCTGTGCACGAACGTGATACGGGCAATGCCACTCCCGGACGGGCGTCAGCTCTTCCAGGGGAAGGCCAAGGACGGGCGTAAACTCTACACGTGGGGGAAGAAATGACAAACACGGTACTGGCTGCCGTCCTCGCCATCTACATGACGGAGAGTGATTGCGGACGGAACGTGCGCGACGGCGACGGCGGAAACGCCGTCGGGCCGTTCCAGACATGGAAGATCATGGTGAGGGAAGTGAACCGGGTGACCGGTAAGCACTACACCTACGCGGACCGCCGCGACTTCGTGAAGTCGCAGCAGATGTGCCGTGACTATCTGACCTGGCATTACAATAGAGGCGTCACGAACGAGTTGGCGTTGGCGTCGAAGTGGATCCGCCCTTACGGGCGGGCTCCGGAACGCCACGTAAGCAAGCTCCGTAAGGCGTTGCTGAAAGTGAAAGAGGTATTGACATGACGGACAAAGAACAACAGTTTGTCACTGCGTGCAGGGCTACGTCGCTCAGCGACGAGAACCGTGCGCAATGGGAACAGTACTGTCATCTAACCTCCGCGGCGGCGAAGACCGCATACGCGGAAAGTGTGATCGACGAATGGAACCGTATCCTCGCGGGATCCCCGAGCGGCAAGCCCCCGCCGGATGGGCGGTCTAAGGACTGGTATAAGGAGATCCCACGGGGTCAGTCGAACCCTATCCATGCCGCGATGCAGAAGATATGTGATGACGACCTCAAGGCTCAGGAAAAGGATCCGACAGGACGTTCCGCTAAAGATGGCGGAGCTAAACTGGACGCAGGTAAACCGAGACTTGGATTGGTGCTCGGCGGGTTCGCCAACGCCCTTATCGAAGTCGGAAAGGTCGGCACTCTCGGCGCGGCTAAGTATTCGGACAACGGATGGATGACTGTTCCGAACGCCAAGGAACGGTACACCGACGCGGAGCTCCGACACTGTCTGAAACGTCTCGCCGGAGAGATCTACGATCCCGAATGGGGGCTTCTGCATCTGGCGCATAACGCCTGGAACTCGCTGGCGTTACTCGAACTGGAACTCAGAAGGATCAAGACGGAGAAAGGGGAAACCATACCCGAAGGCACGACCTTCGAGAAGGGTTTTGCGATGGTACCGAACGAGGGTCTCAAGTTTGTGATTAAAGGGGGTCTCCCTAAGTGCGAAGCCCTCTCAGGCTTCACGCCGATCGACCCGACGGTTCCGGACAAATTTAAGACTAATCAACCAGAGAAGAAGGGAGGTGAAAAAGAAATGGTCAAGAAAGCTAAATGCGCCGCTAAAGGCGGAGCAGTCAAGCCCGCAGCCAAGCCCGCAGCCAAGGCGGCGATGCCTATGATGCCGGCTAAGAAGATGGCGAAACCCGCTAAGAAGTAGGTGGAGATAGAAGCATCCGGGGGTAAAACCCGGGTGCTTTTATTTTTTCTTCGCTGGAGCCGGCTTGGGGGGAGTTATACCCTTGACATCTTTCTTCCCGGATCCGGACCCGAGGCTCCAGGAGGCGTCCCTGTCTATTTCCGGTTTTTCCGTCTCTTCCGGCCCCTCGGCTTCTTCCATGCCCGGCTCGACCGGTCCGCGGGACCCGCCCGCCTCGACGCTCTCCTTCATCTTCTGCAGCACCGCTGTGTCCTGGTGCTTAGGGCCGAGCATCTCTATGGCGAGATCGAGCAGACGCGCCGTCTCAGCCTCCTGTTCCGGGGTTGCCGAGACTGACGTATCACGCGTCGCCACACGGGCGACGATCGTGCGCTTGAACGCCGTGTCGTCCTCCGCGTAGGCCGTGTTCGAGAAGAACTCGCGCTGCTCGGGGGTGGGCTCGAAGTTCGGTGTGAACTTCATGTCCTCCATCAGGAGGCGCAGTCCTTCATTCCAGGCGACGGCCATCGCGTCGCGCTTGTCGTTAAAGACTTCGGGGTTGATTACGATTTCCTTAGGCATGGCTTATTCCTTTCCCGTTCTGAAGAACCCTGCGGCGGAGGGGTTGTCCTGGAAGAACTTAACGTCCTTCTCCGTGATCTCGTTCGGCGGCACCACCTTGTAGCCTAGCACGGTCTGAGGCAGTTCGTCCGACGCGAGGAACGCGGAGACGTCACCGCCCAGATCAGCCGACTGCGACTTCCGAGTATCATACACGCCACGGCCGTACGGGTCAAGGAAGCTCTCACGGATCGCCTGGTTGGAGATCAGTTTAAGATCGCCCGTACGGTCAATGTGACGGTTCTTATCCCGCGACTTGATTGACTTCATCAGATCACGGTGAATGTAATTCAGCCGGAGGAGACCGCGGGACGCGCGTTCCAGGCGTGCCACATCAGCCTTCTCGTTCGGGAATTGCGGGAGGGACTCCTGGATCTCTTCGTAGAGAGGGGCGCGGGCCTCGGCCATCGCGGCCTTCAGCTCGACCTTGGGATCATAACCGTTGATCCGCAGGGCGTCCAGGTGGTCGATGACCATGGACCGCATATCCGTCCAGGCGCCCTTGTGAGTCTTCGCGAGGGCGGCGTAGCTGTCCGCGTCGGCCCAGTCCGTGAAGATCTTCTTCATGTCCTTGACCGCGGTCGTCTTCGATGTACCCTTACGGATGATGCCGACGGCGGAGAGGGCACCCGCTTCCGGGGCCCTGCTGATACCGGCGACGGAGAACGGAAGGAACGCGCCGGCGAGGTTGGCCGTAGCCGACTTGCTCATATCCGTCGTGAACCACCGCTCCCAGAAGCCGAGCTCGCTGAACGGCATATCCCACCCCATCGAGGGGTTCTTGCCGGAGAGGCCTTCGAGTGTGCGCTGCACAGGCATCGACATCTTCGACGTGAACGACTGATAGGGATTGATGAACCAGTTCGCGACTTCCCAGCCCTGCTTACCGAAATGCATGTAGTACCGGCGCTTACCGGTGGTCTTCATGTCGCCCTCGTCGCCCGTGAGCCCGGGGATCAGATCGCCGAACGGGATCCCGAGAACCGTACGCGGGAGCATCTTCTTCAGCCCGCCGATGAACGGGGAATTACCCATGCGCCGCAGGAGCGGAGTGATGTCCGCGTCATGCGCACGCCCGGGTTCATTCTTCCACATCGCCACCTTATCGTCATCGTCGTCGCCGGATCCGCTTCCAATACCGTACGCAGCCAGCTGCATGAGAGCAGGTACGCCCCACATGACGTGGAAGTACATGCGCGCCCAGCGTCCGAACAGGTAGGCGCGGGTCTTTTGCCCCGTGCTCATGCCGAACAGTCTGCGTGTCAGTACACCGCCGCCACCGGCGAGCCATGCGCCGAACGTCCATTCCCAGGAGAACCACATGACCTTCATGACGTTGAGGAACCGAGGAGTCATATAGGCGAAGTTCGTGAAATCAATACCGCCGATTTCGGGGTTGCCGATTTCACGGGCCCATTCGCGCATATCACGGACGGGATCGAACCAGCGACCGGCCTTCCGTGCGGCTTCCGCCGCGCGGTTCGTAGCCAGGGCCAGTGCGGCCATCTTCGTCGCGTTAATGAAATACTCGAACGCCAGGGTGGACGGAGCGTCGAGCAATCCGTTCATGACGGCCTTCGCGTGCTGCGCGGCCCTGTTACCATAGGTGTTACGGACCATCGCCACTGCGGAGTCTATATCCCGCAGGAGGACGGACTTGTCATGGTCGGTGATGTTGCTCACGCGGGTGAGGATCTTCGCGTTCACCAGGTTGGCGTGGGTGATAGCCTTGATCAGAGCCGGGTCGTCCGAGCCGATCGTGTCGAGGAAGTCCATGAACTTCGGCGCGTCGAGACCCATGTCCTTCATGCGATCGGAGAACCAGCCCTTGCCCTTCGCCATCTTTTCGACGGCGCGGCGCCCCGTTTCCGGCAGGAAGCCGGAGAGCGTGGCGGTCATGCCGGAGGCGGCGACCTGGGACTCGAACACCGTGGCGATCGGGAAGAACCAGGAGAACATGACGCTCATGGACTTCGACCAGGTGAGGACGCGGTTCAGCTTCCCGTCGATCGCCGTCCTGTGCATAAATCCGCCGACCGCGAATAGCTGTTCCATCATACCGGAGGCTTCACCGCCCGTCAGCTTGTTGAGGATCGCGTATGTCGGATCGTCCGCCGGATCCTGGGCCGCCATCACTTCCGACACGCTTACGACTTCCGGCGGGAGCGTCACTTTCGTGAACCCCGTGGTCCGGACATCGCGGAGCATGTCATAAAGTTTCTTGGCGTTCTCGCGCCCGCTCTTGGACTCGTCATAAACGAACATCGTGTCGCCCGGCCGGCCGTAGGAACGGATCCAATACCGCGCGGCGGCTTGCCACACGACATCCTGGATCGTATCGTCATTGGCCTCGCCGGGACGCATGATGATAAGGGGCTTTCCGTCCGGACCCTTCGTCAGCAGGGATGCGTTCAGCGCGGCCCTGTATTTGATAGCGCGACCCATGTCACGCCCGAACCGTCCGAGCGCCTCATAGGAGGTCAGGTTGGCGGGGAGTGCGCCCGTCATGTTATAGATGTCATGGAAGGAAGGCCCGATAGAACCGAAGTCTACGTTCTCCTCGGCGGCCGCGCGTTCCATCGCATTCATGAAGCCTTCATAGCCGGCGTCCTTGAGGTCGACCTTCTTCACGAGGCCTCCGCGCCATGCCGTCTCATGCAGCTTACGCACGGACAGACGGTAGATCTCCGCCGCCAGATCCTTCAGCAGGGCGTTGGGTGTACCGAAGCCGGGGGCGACGTTCCGGAAGGACGGGTCGCTCGTGATCAGACGCGCGACAGTCTCTGCGGATTCGTTACCCTCGAACCGGGTGCCCGTGTTGAGATCACGGTACAGCTGGAGCATACGGGCGTAGTTCTGATTATCCGCCACGGATGCTACGGTCTTCCACCCCGAGAGGGATGTCTTGCTGACCGAGGCCTTGACGGATTTCTCGAGGGAGTCATACGCCTTCTCGACTTCATCCCGGTACTCGGGTGTCGGGGGTACGTCACGTTTCCTGGCGTCCGCCTGGTAGAAAGCGCCGCCTCGGAACAGAGGAGCCATCGGGCCGTTGTCGAGCATCATCTTTCCTTCCGCGTCGGCGAGCCAGCCGATGGATGCGTAGGAAGTCTTGGCCTTCAGGTACTCGCTGCGAAGTTCCGTCGCCAGCTTCTCCATATCAAAGTCAGTCGACTCACGACCTGCGGCGATCAGCTTCTCCAGTGCGGACGAAAGTTTACCCGCGCGACCCTTGAACTCGGCATCAACTTCGTTCACGGGGATCGCGAAGCGGGCGTCGTACAGGGAGACGCGGCGTGTGCGCGAACCGTCGATCGACAGTTCCTTACGCTCACGGGCGTACAGCCAGCCGCGCTTATTCAACCGGTGCAGGAATACCTGCTCGGGGTCGTTCTCGTTATCCCATGCGTCCTCGAACCTGGTGGACGCGCGGGTCTCGCCGATCGCGCGCAGGATTGTCGCCAGAGCCTTGGTGCGCATGACCGCCGGTACGTTGTTGGCGATGTTCTCCATGGCGATGTCGAGCTTGTACGTGCGCCCGGCTACGCCGGCCACGCGCTTTGCGGACATGTCCATAAAGGTCTCGACCAGTTCTATGTCAGTCATTGACGCCCACTTGACAGGGAGCACGTCATAGATCGTCTTCCACGGCAGGTCGGAGACTTCAAGAATGTTTCCGAGGGGCACGTTGGCCCTATCCTTCGCGCTTCCCGCCCGCATATAAACGGCCTTCGAGAAGAAGTCCACAAGGGCGTACTCCTCGCGGGAGAACTTATGTCCGAGTTCGTCACGGAAGAAACCGGAACGCAGATACTTGATGCGCGTCGCGAGGCTCTCATTGCTCTCCCAAGAGTACTTGCCGTCACGGATCGTGATGCCGGAGGCTTTCTCCTTGCGGGCGAACCGTATCATCCCTTCGTCGCCGAGACCGAGCATCAGCCTCTGGTCCTCGGCCTTATGCAGGAACCGCGTAGCCGTGGCTTCCGTGGTGCCGTCCTGCAGGACGTCGCGCAGCTCGAGCCCGTCATAGTCCGGCAGCACGAAGCTGGCGATCCAGAAGTCCGTGCCGAGGATCTTGATGTCATAAGCGTCGATCTCATCGGCGTATCCGGTACGCTCGTTAAATTCCATGGCTTCGGAGAGCGAGGTCTCGCGGTCCGCGGCGATCGCCGTCCCGTCTTCGAGAGCGAGCAGCTCCTCGAATTGCGGGTTCTCGGATCCGCGCACGGCGTGTACGCCGGTGCGTCCGACAGCCAGCGCCGCGTGCAGATAGACGAGGGCGCGGACGCTCGCGTCATAACGCTGCCCCGCCCTGTCCTGACCGCGGAAGGATTCGAGCGCGAGGGCTTCGGTGATGAGGATCTTATGCAAGTTGCCCTGTACCGAACCGAGGGAGAGCATCAGAGCCTGGAATTCACCCTGGATCTCCTGTGACTTATGCGCGGCTTTCAGACGGCCCGTGCGTTCATCCAGCAGAAGACCGCGGAGTTCGTTGAATGCGAAGCGGACGGTAAGCCCCGTCGGATTCGCGCTTCCGGGCGCGTCCATGAGTACCGCCGCCATGGCGTTCTTCTCAGCCAGGCGGATCATCTCATTGACCGTCGCGCCGAACGTGACCCTCGCGTCGTGGGCGTTCTGCCCCACCAGTGCGTTGGCGATGTTCACAGCATGGCGGCTCTTCGCCGTCGTATAAGCCTTGCGGGCGTTCTGGTAGACTTCCTTGTCGAGCTTGTCCCTCATGTCCTCCAGATAAGTCTGTGACGCTGCGAGCCCGAGGAAGGCCTCACCTGTCTTGCGGTCCACTCCCGTCTCCCAATCCTGCAGGAGCTGGCGGGCCAGTTCGGAAGCCTCGAGGCTGTTGGCCCCGGCGACTACGATGCCCATGTCGGACTCTAACTTTTTCTTATCCGCGGTCTGGATCGACACGCCGGGCTTGACCTTTACGGCTTCCCCGACCTGTCTCGGCTGAACCACGGGCTCCGCGTTCTCGAGCCCTGTCTCCGCGGGGGCGTTCTCACGGGGAGTTTCCCCGTCGACATCGCCCGAGGGCTGCGCGGCACCTTCCGCCTGCGCTGACGGCACGGGGGCGACGGGCGTCCATCCCGGGACTCCGCTCTCGCGCGGTATCTCCCCGTAGGATCTCGCCAGCACGTTTAATTTCTTCGGGCGGAACTGGCTGAGTTCGTCTTCCTCGTCAATAAACGCGGAAGCGTCGATACCCTCTTCCATATCCTCGACCGGTGCCTGGGCTCCGACGGTGGTGGTCTCCGCGTTCGGGAGGGCTTCGCCGAAGATCGCGTCCACGATGGACTTCGTATGCGGCGTGGCCGTCGCGTCCACCAGGAAGGTGTCGGCGTTCTCCGCGCGGTAGAGTTCCTTCGTCTCGCGGGACAGGGGGATGATATAGGTTTCCGTGACGTCGAGGCCGCGCATCGCGAGGACGCGGCGGTAGGCCTCGATCTGCACACGGTGGCGTTCGCCCTTGGACTCGCCTTCGATAACACCGTCCACGCGATAAGTCTCGTTGTAGACGTTGGCGATGTGCGGGTTCGACTTCATCGTCTTCAGATCGTACAGCGCGTATGTGCCGTCGGCCTTGCGGACGAGAACGTCCACGGTACCGGCATCCTCGCCGGCCCATGCGATAAATTCGGTAGCCACGGCGCCCTTGGCCCGCAGGAAGTCCCGCAGGAACACTAGGTCCGCGCGGTCTGACGTCTCCAGCTTCCCGCTCAGAAGATCTTCGAGAATCTTATGCTCGACAGTCCCCTCCTCGGAGGTGGCGTTCCACTCAGCCATGACCTGCGCGACAGTCATGCTGCGCTTCTCGGCCTGCTGTTTAGCGCGGGTCTCGCGGTCGAAGAAGAACAGGCTGAAGTCGCCGATCTTCGTCGTGATGGAGTCGACTGTCCGGCCGTCCGGCAGATCGTAGACATGCTTTGTCTTATCCGACCCCTCGGCCTTGACTTCCCGCATGACCGCTCCGGGCATCGTCCGTGCGATGAAATCCTGCAGGCTTTCCTCGGGGGCGGGTTCCGCCAGCGCGTACTTGACCGCGGGGGTGTAGACGCTCGTCTCGAGGGCGCCGACCAGCATCTCGCCAGTTACGGCGCCGGTGATGTTACCGTCCGCGTCAGTGATGACGGCCTTGGGTCCGGCTGCGAGAGCCAGGTCCGCCGCGATCACATTGTCAGAGCGGTTCTGTCCGGCCATCTGACCGTTCATGGCGGCCTCGAATAACGCCTTGTTTGCGGCGAACAGCCCGTCCTTCTTCATAAGGTCGCGACCGAACGCCGTGTCGAGCATGGCGCTATATTCATTCAGTGCCTCCTGCGCGCGCTTCGTCTCTCCGGCGGCGGCGAGGATGTTGGCGTCAATCTGCACTGCGGACACAAGGGCCAGAGTCGCCCCCGGATCCCTGTAGCCGGTCTTGTCATAGAGGTAGGATACCCCGTTGGCCGTGCTTGCCGCGACGGGCAGGCCGCGCGCCGTGTAGTCCAATGACAACAGGCGCAGAGCGCGGGCCGCGGAGGCTGCGGAGAACTGGGCTGAGGCCTTCGTACGACCGTTCCAGGTGCCCTTCGCAAAGCCGAGGCCACCCTTGATGACGGCTGGTAACAGGTACGCATCCTTAGTCGCCTTGCCGGCTTCCGCCAGGGACAGGTACATGGAGGCGCGGGCCCGGTCAAGTTCGATCATGGGCTCCGAGGCCCCCTTCTCGCGGAGGATGACGGAAGTCTTCGGTTGCTCCGGGATCTTCTTTGTGCCGAGAACTTTCGGCGCCGCCACGGGTGTGATCGGTTCGTATCCGCGTGCCTTGATCTCGCCTTCTCCGAAGAAAGCCTGCAGCAGATCGGCTTCTCCCGCTCCTGTGTCGGGAGTACGGGCTTCGTACCCTGCGTGGAATACGCGGGGCTTCCCGCCTTCGTACAGGGACTGCAGCTCGGACACGGCGTTCGCCTCCAGGCGGAGGGTGTCCGCATCGGCTCCGAGTCCGTTGGCGACGGCATCGGCGACCTTGCGGCTGATCTCGAGCTGGACTTCCAGACCGAATGCGGGGAGCATCGACTGGCGTTCGCGCACGGAGGTGAGCGAGCGGGGCGCGGCGAGGGCCGAGTACTGCAACAGCAGGTAATAAATGTCGGATGCAGTGAACTGCTCCGTCACCTTATTGCCGTCCTTATCAAGGTACGTGAACGGGATCGTGCCTTCGGGGACTCCGTGAACCTTGGTCGCTCCGTCGCGGAGGGCCGTCAGACCTTCACGCATGCTTGTCGGAAGGCTGTCCCCGGATGAGGCGGAGGCCATGCCGATCGTCGGCATCCGGTTACGGGTCGAAGGAGCGAGCACCGCCGAGATGAAATCATTCGACGGGATCTTGCCCGACCGGTACTGATCCGAGTATGCGCGGAAGAACCGGCTCCAGACCTGCTCGACTACGAGCGGGAACCGTACCGGCTTCTGTGACACGCCGCCGAACGCGACCAGTTCCTGTTCGCGCTCCGTGAGCAGGAGCTTGCCGGGGATGACGCGATCGATCTTCTCCTGCGTCTCTTTAGGTGTCATGTCCAGGGTCGCGCGGAACGGCAGGAACCGTTCGACGATGAGCTGGAGGGGTTCCTTATCAATAGTGACCGTGGCGCTGAGTGCGCCGTCCGCTCCGACCTTGACCGTGCTCTTCAGGATCTTGCCCTTCTTGGTCTGCGGAAGCAGGGTCTTCAACTCGCGGGCGAGCTTGGACTTCTCTATGGACCCGGAGTGCGCGCGGGAGGTCACTGCGAGCCACGCCTGTGACGCGTCAAGCAGAGCCATCAGCCTCGGTTCGCGGACGGGTATGTTCAGACCGGCCAGCTTTTTCTTACCACCGACGATTGCCTCGCCCGCATTCCGGACGTCCTTCTCCAGACGCTCCATCTTGTCGACGAACGCCCCGTCCATCTTGTTCCAGTCAAGAGCCCGTTTCATCTCCGCCACGGACTGCATGCCGCGGATAAGCTCGGCCACGCGGCGGAGCCCTTCGTATGTGGATGCGCTGACCCCGCGTTCGGACGCGAGAGCCACGATCTTCGAGGCCGAACCGGGGCGCATGAAAGACAGGATGCCGTCCTTGTACGGATCGAGCGTGCCTTTCCTCTGCAGCTCCATCTCGTATTGCTTGATTGCCGCGCGTGCGGTCTTGTCCACGTTAGCCGTGTCCGTATGTCCGTCCGGGTCAAGGTCGAGTCTGTACATAGCCTCGATCGCCTTACCTTCATCCGACTTGAGCCAGGCCAGCCAGAGCGAATGGAACTCCTTGAAGCCAGCAAGGTCCTTCACCCCGCTGTTATACGCGAGGAAGGCGTATAGATCCATCGTGGCCGGCGTGATACCAGCGGTGATGGCCAGACCGTCCTTGAGGAAGTCGTACGTGCCATTGGTGAGCACTGAAAGCATGAACTCCAGGAACCTCGCGGATTCCGCGTCCGGCTTGCCCTTACCACCGAATACGCGGGCCCACGCGGCCTTGCCTTCGGGCGAAAGTGCCGCGGGTGCCGTGAGAACCGGAGGCGCGAATGCACCTGTGGCAGGATCCGGGGAGAAAGCTGTGAGCTCGATGCCCGCGGGGATGACGTAGTCGAGGATGCCCGTACGGCAAGTGACTGCCAGTCCGCGTCCGCGCCCTGCAATTTCCGCGGCCATGGTGGCGAACTCCGCCGCCGCCTTAGAGTCCGTGAAGTCGGGCGCCGTGTGCCCGGGGAACTTTAACACCCCGTCGGTAAAGAGGGTGGACTCGACGCGGCCTGCGTTGGCCCAGCCGACGAAAGTCTCCAACAGTCCGCCGATCCAGCCCGGCAGCTCGCCGACGTTGGCGCCCATGCGGGTCAGCTCGATAGCCATCGCGTTCGAGATCGCGCGGACGGCCTTGTCGTGCTCGTTCAAAAGTTCCTCGACAGTAGCGCCCTTCTTTGCGAGGGCTTCAAGGTACTTCGCGGCGTTGTAGAAGCGCGGCATGCCGGTCTTCTTATCATAAGCGATAAGGAATCCGCCCGAACTGTCACCGTCATGGTCGAGGCCGGCCTTCTGCTGCGACGCGGTATCGCGGCGCACCTGGGCTCCGGGTCCCGGCACGGGCGTGCCCACCGGTACGGGCTTCTTCGAGAGGACCCACTTGGTCGTCGACAAGCCGGACTTATCCTTCATCGTAACCTTCTCCGGCACGAGGTAGGTGTACTTGTCCGTCCCGTCCGCCTTCACGGTGGACACGGGCGCGGATGCGCGGGAGTACATCTTGGACGCGTCGTTATCATGCGGCGTACGGACGTCCATACGGCGCGTGCCGCGTACGATCAGCCCTTCCGGCGTGCTCTCGGTGGAGGACAGGTCCGGAGTCTCGCTGATCAGCTCTCCGCGTTCATTAAATGTGAGGTCGAACAGGTCGAGGAACTGGAAGAACTGCCCGTCGGGGGTCTTCGTCCCGTCCATGTTCTCCAGGAGGCCCTTGAAGCCGTCCTTGCCGTCGGCGAGGAGTGCCAGGTATTCCTGCGTCTTGCCAGTCTTCACGACGCCGACGCACTTCTGCAGTCTGCGCCAGAACTCGTCCGCCGTGACGCCCTTCGCCAGCTTCATGTCATACCGGAAGCCAGGGGTCGACACGTTCACCAGGGAAGAAGGAGGCGCGTCCATGATGGACCCATCCGCCGCCGTGATCTTACGGCCGGGGCGGGCGTCCCCGCCGTCAGTCATAGCCTGTACGCGCCAGGGATCCATAGCGTCGGCGCCCTTGACGGCCTTGTAGCTCTCGTCGGCCGGAAGCACCTTGGCATTCGGTGTCTCGATGTTCTTCATGCCGTCAGCCTTCGTCTCGGCAGCCAGCTCGCGCAGACGCGCCAGCAGCTTCTGCCCGAACGGGGCCTGGAGCAGGGGGTCACCCCATGGCAACGCTTCAATCTTGTCGCCTGTTTTAGATGCCAGAGCTTTTAAGACGGGGCTCTCATTGACCGTGTCAACCATGGCGTCCTCGATCAGGCGGCGCATGACGGGGTTGTCGTACTCGCCCTGTCCCTCTTCGACGTGAAGCAGGAGCTTGGTCAGATTGACGCGTTCCTTCTGCAGCGTGGCCATGATCCGGCGGAGCGCATCCGCGGGGATGCCGATATCCTTGATGACGGACTTCCGGTCGGGGGCTGCGGCGTAGACCATGTGCGTAACGCCGGGTACGGTGAAGAGGACCATGACGCCCTCGCGCTTGCCGTCGCCGAGCATGATGTCCCGGCGGACTTCCGCGTTGAGGGTCTTTGCCAGTTCGCCGACCGTGAAGGTCTCGCCGGACAGGGTAACCTTGGCGTCAAGCCTTCCTGCCAGGAGATGATCCAGGGCGGAGGCGCCTTCGCCCTTCGCCTTTGTCAGCGGACTCTCCTTGAGGGAGTCCAAATCGAGGATCGCATCCACGCCCGTGTCCGTGATCGCCTGCTGCGTGAGCTGGGCGATGCCCGTGGTCGTGACGCCCTTCGGGGCCCGCAACTGCTCGCCCTTGACGGCGAGTACGTTCTTGACCTTCTTACCCGCGACGGTGAGATCACCGACGCTCGCGATGTGGTACTTCAGACTCTCACCACCGGCGGAGTCGCCGGCCGCAAGTTCCATAAGGGGCATGAACCGGGCTTCGCTGACTGGGATGCCGCCCTTCAAAGCTCCGCCTGCGGCGTCGATGAATAGACCGAACTTGGCGTCCTTGATCCGTGCCGTCTCGCCCATGGAGCCGACGACATAAAAGCGCTTCGGCCCGATCATATCGGCGCCGAGGTTGTTGATCACGGCCTTATACGCCACATCGTACGAGACATCCGCTTCGAGCCCCGCGAACGCCGTGACTGCCTGACGCGGGATCGACACCAGGAACGGGGTCTTCTCGCCGGGACCCGGCATGAAATGCGCGACACGCTCGCCCTTCAGATACTGGGCGGAGATAAGGCGCTCGATCTCGGCGGGTGTCGGATCGGAGACCGTGACGCCGGGGCGGCGTTCATCCATCTCGCCGTCATAGTACTCGTCATAATCCCGGGGGACGGGGACCGACATGCGCTTGAGACTCGTGACGTTCGAGAACACGGGCGTGCCGTCGGGCCACACTGCATTCCGGACATAAGATTTGTGCTCGGCGGATCCGGCCTTGACGCCGTAGCTCTCGTACACGCGGGTCGCCGCGTCCGAGCGCAGGAATGCGTACATACCGGCCGACTGTCCCGGGATCAACCCGCGGACCGCCGTGCCGACTTTCTTATCCCTGTTGATGCCGTCGCTCTTCACCGTCCCCATGGGGATGTTGGCGTAGTAGGCATTCAGGAAGAAAGAGACAGTACCGCGATCGCCGGCGGAGTTCGCCTCGTACCAGGAGAGCTTCTCCTCAGTCTTCCCGTTCGCCCGCGCGGCCAGGTCAAGGGAGTCACCGCGCAGGAGCTCGTCCGTCAACGCGACCGCCGCGCCGACGTACTGCTCTTCCGTGGCGTTCTGTTCCGCCAGGGATTGAGCGGCCCGCTTCATGCGCAGCGCGACGGTTTGCAGGCGCAGGGACATCGTAGCCATGCCTCCGTCGTATGTTCCGAACAGATTGCGAAGGCCGTCAGCGACGGGGTACGCCAGCTTGGTGCTCTTCTGTCCGAACTCGTCCCTTCCGCCTTCCCGCTCGACGGGGTGGCGGGACTCGTAAGCGACTTCATCGGCCTTGGCGTTGATGAACGCCCGGTCCCGGAGGATCCCCGACACGGGGTTGCCCGGCTGGAACAGCTTGTCCACGACATTCGCATAAGCCTCCATGCGTCCGGTAAGCCATGCGGCGATCCGGTTCCGGTGCTCTGCGTAGGGCTCGTCTTCCTTGACCGTGGACGGGATCGCCCCGTTCGCGATAATCTTCGAGAGTTCTGTTTCCGCATCTTTCGCGGCCGTGGAGGAGAATACTTTCTTCCCCGAGCCGGAGACGGACTCCTCGGTGCTGTGCTTGAGCAGACGGCTGACCCGGTGGGACAGGTCGGAGCGGATCTCCTGCGGCATGCTGAGCGTGTTCGTGACATCCTTGTCCTCGACACTGAGGCGGAGCATTCCACGGCGGTAAGCGCCGACCGTGACAGATAGCAGGTCGAACATACCGAACCGGCCTGCGGTCTTTGCGAAGGCCTTGACATACTTGTAGTAGGGTTTGTCACGGTCGCTCTGCGCCTTATTGAGGTAATCCTCGAAGGCCTCGTCAGACTCCAACGCGGGGTGGATGCCACTCGGGCTCGCCTCCCACGCGCTCTCGTCAAACAGACCAGCGAGGGAGACGTCCCGCGCGTAACCGGTCGTATCTTCCGCGATACCTGCCAGCAGATACTCGCGGACCTGGAGCAGATCCCCGTTAGCGTGGGGGAGGAAAACCTTCGATATCTCCCCGAAGACTCTATGGATCCCGTGGGCCATGGCCTTCTCCAGTTTGCGGGCCTGGGCGTCGGCGTCAAACTGCGAGCCGGAGTTATCCTCGTCGGACGTGAAGTTATCATCATCCGGGCTGTACACGCGGCTATACTTGTAGTTCTTCTTGAAGAAGTTTTCAAAGTCGGCTCTGGCGCTGGCGGACACGACGTCCCCGCTGATACGCTGCCAGTCCTTGACGACATCGTCCGCGGTCACTCTGCTCGCCGTGTCCTGCCCTTCACCGTTCAGGTCCCGCAGGGCTCTGATCATGGCCGATGAAAATTCCGGATGCTCCGTCAGCATGACTTCCAACAGGGAGTTCTGAACTGCGGGTTCGATCTTCGAGAGCGGCTCTTCCGCGATGCCGAGGCCCGCGGCTTCAACCCCGGACTCATCTGCCGGTGTCGCCGGGTTAATGTCGATACGGGCATGCTCCCGGAACAGGGAGTCATACTCCTCCTGGACGATGTAGGGCAAGTCTTCCTGGAAGTACCCCGTGACGGAATCCGTCAGCAGATCCTCAGCCCGCACGTTGCCGCCGCTCGTGCTTGTCGAGAGGTTCAACCGTGCGATAACGCGGTCGTGCAGCAACTTCTCCTCCGCCTCGCTCAGCGCGATCGGACGCTTCGCCCGTGTCATCCCCTTCAAAGCCTGCGCGTAAGCCTCCTGCAGGCGTATGGCGGCCCTCTGGGGCTCTTCCATCGGGGAGGACTCCTTCCCGTCAGCTCCGCTGATCAGGGAACGGCTGTCGACGTGCTCGGGTACGCCGATACGTGCAAGCCTGTCAACCAGGATATTGCCCGGATCGCTCGTGCCGCGGGTGCCGGCGGGACGGAGCATACCGCCTCCGCGCCCTTCATGCTCCCGGGACAGGCGGTTCGCCAGGCTGATGATGCCATCGTAGGCTTCCGTGTTGGCGGTAGCTTCGCGGATCACCTGGCCGAGGGTGCTGTAAAATGCCATGCCTGTCGACGCGCCGCCGAGCCCGAGGGCCGCATGACCCTGGAAGGCCGCGACCGCGTTGATCATCTTGCTCTCCGCTTCGTGATTCCACGCCTTCGGATTGAACATCGTGATCAGAGCGTCGGCTTCCTTCACCGTGACTTCAGCCGCCTTGTCGCCGGCCACCGCCTCCGCGCGCTTGCGCGTCCGCAAAGCGGTGAGTGCCTTGTTGAGCTCCTCGACCATCGTTTTAGCCGAGGGGCGCCACTGGCTGGTAAACCGGGGGTCACGGAAAATGCCGAAGGCCTTGACCGTGTTCCCGTTCTCGTCCATCACGCGGATCGTCTTTGTCGACGACCGGATCTCTATGAATTCCTCGAGCATCGCCGTCGTGGACGATGCGTGCCGGAACGGGAGGTAGACCTCGCCGCCGAAGTTCATCGCGCCGGGCATGACCGTATAGACCTGGTCGTTACGCTGGTGCGGGTTCTGCCGCTTCTCGATGCGCCGGAGCGACGCGAGTTCAGCCGTCTTGTGCTCGTAGCCGTCCTTGTCCTTGCCATACACGCGATCGAACGCTCTCGTAAATTGATTCTTGACCTCGGCATCATTCTTGCCGGGTTGACGGGCCATCTCTTCCTTGACCAGAGCATCTATGCCACCCTCGGTCTTGGACGCAGTGTCCCATGCGGCGGCGAGACGGAGCTCCTCGCGCATCATCCGGTCCGCGTCTTCGTCGGCCAGCCCCATTGCAAAAGGATGTTCCTTGCCGGGGGTCCACTTGAAACCGTCCGGAAGCCCGCCAGAGCGACGGCCTTCGAGATACGCGGCGGTACCCATCACGGGGTGCATGAGCATCGAAGCCCAGCGTGTGCGGATCTGGCCTGTGCCGGAAAGGTAGAGCTGCGCCGACTTCTTCGCGACACCTGTGGGCTTACCGTTCTGGCGGAGGATCTCGCTCTCGTTCTGGAAGGAGAAATCGCGGAGGCGCTCGCCTGTCTGGACGTCGCGCAGGAACTGAACCCCGCCGGAATCCTTGCGGGCGCGATAGGTCCGGCCGTCCTTCTCGTACGTCGGGTCTGCATATTCGTCCAGCAGAAGCCGCGCGGTCCCCGCCCATTTGCGGGCCTGCGCGAGGCGACTCTCCCAGGACTCGCCGGAGCGGATCGGGATGACACCCATGCGGATCAGACGGTACCGGGCTTCGATACCCTTCTCGGTTTCGTCGATAGCCGCGGACTCAAGGCTCTTGGACCCCATGCCGACGCCACTGACCGCGCGCAGCATACCCCGTACGGCATCCGTGCCGTCCTTGGAGTACGGGTCGTCGACGTCCGTGGCTGTATCCACGCCGCGGCTCTCCAGGTAAGATTCCACAAGTTCGAGCATACCCGCCTTGCTGTCGCGGTTCGGGCTCTTCTGATAGGAGGGTCTCGCGACGCCGCTGACAACATCGAAACGGATATCCCCGTCCGCGGCGCTCTTGATGACTTCGCCCTTGAAGGCGTTGTAAAATTCGTCCTGCGTCATGCCGGCGTACTTGCCGTCGACGACTTTCTCGGAGTCGAAGAAGTCCTGTACCCACGCCTTCTGGGACGAGGCGTCGAGGGACACCACGCCGGACTGCATACGATACTTCGCGACAAGGCCCGAGGCCACGTCGAGGAAGCGTTCCTTGATAGCTTCGCGGGCGTCCTTGCCGGCGAACGAGGCTTCCGCGATCTCGGGAGTCTCCCGCTCGTTCTGGGATCTGGCTCCGCCGGTGACTACGGCCGCAGTCTTCGACGCCTGCAGGTCGGTGTGCTCCTTGATCATCCCGCGATAGAGGTTCGACAGTTCGTCGACCAGGTCACCGCCACGGCGGCCGAACTTCTCGATGACGGCCGCGCGTTCGGGGCTCACGCCGAACCAGGCGCTGACGGGGTCGCCGCTCGATAGCATGCCGACGACCGAACGTGCCGCTCTTGACATCCAGCCGAGGGCGCCGGTGTCCCCGCGATGCAGGTACTTGGCGATCTCCGCGATCGACGGGTAGATACGCTCGACGACGTCGCGGTTGCCCTTGAACTGGCCTGCGTACTTGATATCGTTACCTTCAACGACGCCCATGCCTTCACGGGCTTCCGTCGCGACAGTGCCGGACTCGGTAAGGTTCACGCGGGCGATCTTATCGTCCACGATGACGGACGCGCCGTAGCTGTTCTTCTCCAGCTCGACGAAGTCCATGAATTCCTTGATCTTCTCGATGTTGCTGGCGCCGACTGTCTGGAAGACTTTGTTGACTGCCGTGCGCGAAGCGATCGGTATGGCGAAAGCGAGGAGCTCCGCCATGGCCTGCTCACCGCCCGGTTTGAATCCCTGGTCGATGCCTTTGGCGAGACGGTCCATGAAACCTTTGGACGGCGTACCGTCGAGGTTGAAGAACCCCTGGGCGAAGCCGTTGTACCGCTCTTCCATGAACTCGCCGAGGATGCCGTCGTAGCCCATGACTTCAAACAGCGACTGGATCCTCCCCGGGAGGACGTTGTGGTTGATCATCTTATCAGCGATCACGTATGACATGAAGGACTTGTCGAGGACGTCGAACTTGTCGCGCATCAGACCTACGCGGGCCTCCTCCATTCCCTTCTCCATAAGCGCCGCCGGTGTGATGAAACCCGCCTTGATGCTCTCCACCAAGGTCTTTCCGTTCTTGCCCATGAGCCCCGCATAGTGTTGAGCCACGTCATCCCCGCCTGCGCGGATCTGCGTGAATGCCATGTCGACAGCTTCCTGCTGCCCTTCGAGCAGGGTAGCTTTCAAAGTCTTGTCATCGCCGAGGAGCTCGGTCATCACCTGGCGCATGAATGAACCCTTCTTCACAGGTTCCCCGCCGATGATGTCCGTGGTCTCGTCGAGGATCCGCCCGGGGACGCCGCCCGCGGTGGCGCGTATGCCGCGCTTCAGCACGGTCTTACCGACAGCTCCCGCGACGTTCTCCGTGAGAATGCCACCGAGCGCGGAGAATGCGCGCCCCGCGTTTTCAGATGCGTACTCCGCTACTGCTGTTCCGAAGGCCAACATCTTGGCATTGTCCATCAATTCCTTGTCGTGATTCATAGCTCCGGCGTATGTGAGGCCGAGCTCGTTGCGGGTTACAGTCTCTTCCGCTCCCAGGGTTTTTGCAATAATGGGGTTGGCGACGAAAAAGTCAAAAGCTCCGTACATGGCGCCCTTGATCGGGGCCTCCAGGAACGCGACGCCCGCGGCCTCGGCCAGCTTCCCGCCGATGCCCGGGGGTAGGTCGCGGATAACGTCACCGCCATGGTCGAACGCACCGCGCTTGGCGTACTTCAGCATGCCCTCTCCGAAGGCCTTGATGTAGCTCGGGTTCCGGTATAACTCCAGGGAGCCCTTCGCCATAGTGAACAGCTTGTCCTCGCTGACCTCCTTGGCGAGACGACCCCAGGTTTCCTCGCCGAGCTCGTCGGCAGATTCTTTAATCACCTTGCGGAGCATGTCATCAGACATATTCACCGCGGCGCGCCCGCCCTGTGTGCGAGCCAGCCCGGAGGCGGCAGTGATCAGCCTGCGGTTGACGGTCTTCATCGCGATCTCTTCGGCGATCTCCTTGGTGCCCTTGGCAGCCGCCGTGGTGACAGCTTTCTTACCGAGGGAGAAAAGCCCGCCGGTCAGCGCGAACTCAGCGGCAAATGCCGGTGCCGCGCGGACGATAGATGCCACCGTTCCCATAAGAGTAGTCTGGGACGCGCGGAAGGATTCCTCCTCGTAAAGTTTTGCGAGAACCTTCTCCTGCAGGGAGACCTGCTCGCCGTTCTCCATCTTGCGGAAGGTGTCGCGGACC